GCGGATTGCGGCCCGGCGCGGCTTTGCTGTTCGACTTGAAGTCCCATGGAACGTCGGCCAAAATGCAGCGAAACGTATTTTGGGGAAGGCCTTCCAGCAGCGGCGCTCTCGTCAAAGAAAGTGACTGGCTTTCGCCGCTTTTGCGCTTTGACGTCATAATTAGATTCCCTGCCGGTGCCGATTCATAGGCTCAAAGCCGGGGCGAAGTCCAGCGGGAAGGGTAAATTTACCCCCGAATATCACAGACCGCTATTGGTTGGGCTTGATGAACTCTCGGACTTCTATGCGTAGGGCCGGCCGGTCGGAATAGAATTTCAGCGACCGACCATCAATGACCTGGCTGTCATCGTGCCAAACGATTCCGTTGAGCGCATCGGTCACTTTGGCGTGGTTATCCCAGTCCGGCTTCGATGTCGGGCGGATTGCGCCGGACAGCGCAGCCTCCCGATCTCGGGCCGACCAGCTTTTCGGAATCTCACGGAATGAATGAACCAGCAGCGCGACCGGGTTCTCGGTGGGAGACTTTCCGCGCATGAATAGCGCCGCGGCTTCGGCCAGAACCTTCTCATAGGCCGCAGTATCGGGATCCGGGTATTGCATCACGAACGGCTTGGCGCCCTTCGGAAATACGATCCGGGACCGATGTCGGCCCTTGTGACCGGGTTTGCCCCGGAGCTCGAAGCAAACGAAAATGGAACCGACCACCAAAGCGGCCGGCCCCAAATTCGGGAGCGATATCTGTTCAGGCGGCACCGGGTCCGCCAGCGGCCTCGGCCACCTTGCGGGCGGCGTCACCGATTCGGCTCACGCCGGCGGGCAACTCGTCGCCGCCGATGCCCTGCTTTTCCCGCTTCTTGCGGCCCGGCTTGGCCGTGTCTTCGACAGCACCGGTGTCGATCTTGTTCGCGTCAAACAGTTCCTCTTGCGCCATCGCCCGCTTGAGAATGCCGAGCTTTTTCAGGCCGTCGATCAGGTGGAAGATCGTCACATGCAAGTCGGCGGGATCCTCGATCGCATCCAGCGCCAGCACGATCCGCAGCGCGCGGCGGTCGGCATGTTCTTCCTCGACCAATCGGGCAACCACTTTGCTGAAGGTTCCGTTCGCCGAGGAGGACCGCTTCTTGGCCTGGCGCTTGGCCTCCGCCGCTTCATCCCATGCGGACTTTTTCGGGAAAATCAGCGTCGTTGCCTCGGTGACGCTGGGGCCGCCTTTTGCCGGTGATCTTGCCATGTCTCATTTTCCTTCAGTGTTTGAGGTTCAGTTTATGGATGGGCTGGGGGGATCGGTATCGATCAGATAGTGGGATTCCGCGTCATCGCGTAAAATGTCGTGAAGCAGGGAAGCCGCGACCCGCTCCGGGGCGTCGTGGCAGGCGTCGGACAAATTCTCCAGCCGATCGGCGGTGGCCTCATCCAAAACGATGCTGATCCGCCGCAGGCCGACCTTTTCGCGATGCTTTTCCATAATCCCCGAACCCTTTCAGATTCGCGGATTACCGAATAGGCGCACCCCGAACCTTATGAACAATTTTCCCCAAAAACTTGCCGTCCGGACCTTGGGGTCTCCGGTTCGCCCTCGGTTTAGATGGCACTTTCACCAGCCGCGGGACCTCTCTTGTCTCAGGCCATTTGGCCTCCTTCGGCCAGGTCGCCCGGATTTTGTCCACCATCAGAAAATACATCCGAAGTGTGCAGGAAACTTGACCGGCTAAAAACTTCTCCAGGAACCGCTGGTTCCCATGGATTTTCTTGCTGACGGTCGTGAGCTCTAAGCCGTGCCCGGTCGCATATCGCTGCGCCAGCACGAACAGGTTGTTTCGCATGAGGTCTTCTGACATGGGAAAACCTTACCGGAAAAAAATACCCCGCACAAGCATTTAGGGCTGGACAGGGTTAAATTTACTCCCTATACCAAAACCACGGCATAACCCGCAATTCTTGAAAAGGGGTGTTCGATATGGGTTTTCAAACAATCAAAGTTTTCAACGCGGCTGCCGAGGGAAACCTCCGGGTGGCCGTTTCCGTTTGCATCATCGTGGCGACGTTTGCCGCGCTGGTCGCCGCCGCGCTGACCGGCATCGATTTGGTGGAGTGGTGAAATTATGAACGACATTGTCCTAACTCCAGCTCAAGTATCTCAACGCATGAAGGCTCTGGAGGGTCTGTTGCATCATTATCTTACTGATGATCGGCACGATGCAACCAAAGAACTTTCTGTAGCTGTGAGCACACACAATCAGGCTCGAGTTATCTTTGTTCAGCCGCCTACTAAAAGTGAAATTATCACTTTGATCGACCATCTAAAACTTGTCCTTAAAGTGACTCCAGTAGATCGAACCCGCGTCACTCTTGATGCGATCAATAAAGTTCTGACGGAGAATGGCCTTCCAGAAATCAGTCCGTCGTCATGAACAACCTCCCTCCTCTTCTCGCCAACGACTACCGCCTGAACCGCTGGCGGACCTTCGGATGCTTCATGGCGTTCGCCAGTACCGGGGCCGTGATCGGGTTCATCATCCTTATCGGGATCGGGGTTCTGCGATGACCTCCGACGAGCGCAACCTCCTCCTGCTGCTGGCGAAGATGGTGCTGACCGATTTCCCTCAGCCCGACGAATATCTGAGAGCCGCAATCAATCGCCTCGAGGATGATGAATCCAGAATCCGCGATGAGTTCGTCGCAAAGATCATGAAAGGATCAGAATAATGTACGCGAGCCCAAGTTTTCAAAACATTCGCCTCACTAGTGCAAGCACATTTCCCGAACTCGAATCGGTGCCATTCACGATCAAGTTCGAAAGCACAAATTCACCCGGTAGCTGGGGTGACGTCTGTTTCCATATTGGAAATGCGCCGCTGGCCGTCGCGCTGGTGAAGGCCATCAACGATACGCTGGCGGCGTTCGCCGATAATACTGGCCCTGCACCCGATTCCGGGGATGCCAAATCTGATCGCATCGTCGATACCGACGATATTCTGTTCTGACCCCAATCCGCCATCTCCGAAACAGGAATCCATCACCATGTCTGACATCAATACCCGTGCCGTCATCGGCAGCAATACGCCGGACGCCATCGACTATGCGCGCGAGGAGTCGGAACGACTCCGGCGCGATTATGCCGCGCTCGAAACCACGGTCGACGAACTGAGCGAGCAGGCCGAGGCCATTACCGAGATCAAAGATGCCGACGACAAGGGCGTCGTGGTCGACCTGATCAAGAACCACCGGGATGCAGTGAAGCGGATCAGCGGGCTTCACGAATTGGAGAAGGCACCACATTATCGCCGCGGCCAAGGCGTCGACCAGTTCTTTTTCGGCCTATGGGATCGACTGCTGAAGCGGGACAAGAAGAACCGCGACGGTCAGGGCGATCGCCTCGGCAAGATGCTGACGGAATACGACGTCCGAATGCTGGCCGAGGAGAACGAGCGCCGCCGCAAGGCCGCCGAGGAAGCCGCCAGGATTGAGGCTGCGCGCATCGAAGCGCAGCGCAGGGCCGAACAGGCGGCCGAGGATGCCCGGCTGAAGGCCGAGCGGGCGAGAACCGCCGCCACCACGGTCGCCAAGGAAGCGGCTGCCCGTGAGGCAGAAGATGCCGCCAGTGCGGCCCGCATCGAAGCGGCTGTTGCTACCGCCAAGGCCGAAGAAACGCACGTAGCCACGCTGGCGCGGCCGGCAGACATCATGCGGACCCGTACCGATACCGGCACGCTCTCGACCATGCAGCAGGAGACCTTCGCCGAGATCGAGAAGGCGGAGCTGCTCGATGCCCTGAAGCTCTGGCCGTACGTCAAGTTCGACGCCAAACAGGCCGCGCTGAACTCATGGGCGCGATCAACGGACTACCGCGAAGCGATGCCGGGCGCAAAGGTCGGCCGCCGTCCGCGGAGCGCGGTGCGCTGATGCTGGCCCGGAAACTTTGGCACAAGTCCATCACCGATGATGCGGTGATGGATGCCTGCGAACGCCGCAACATGACGCTAGATAATCCCGGCTTTTGCCTCGTCTGCGGCAATGAGGCCGAAGGCGTCGAGCCGGACGCCCAAAACTATGAATGCGATGCCTGCGGCGCAGAGCAGGTTTTCGGTTCCGACGAACTTATGATGGAGATCGCGTGATGAAGATCATCGCCGAAACCGAAAATGGCTTCTTGGTCGAGGCCACCCAAGTCGAGCTTCTGCTCTGCACGGGCTGCGAGGACATGCCGACCTTCATTGCGCAAAATGGCGACGGCCATGTCAACACGAAGTCCAGCTATAAATGGGAATGGTATTTCAAGGTCGGTGCCGCGTTTGATGTGACCACCGCGCACAAATGGATACAGAAACTCCGCGCGAACGAGAAGCAGATCATCGCATCCGCCGATATCCTCGGCAATCTATCCGAGATGCTGCGGCAGGGCATTCCGTCATCTATCGTTCCGCCAACCCAGGAGTGACCATGAAAACCTTTTCAATCGTTGGCATGAACTACATCAAGACCGAGGCCATCGTCGCGGCGCTCCAGCCCGGCCACGCCGTCACGCTGGTCCGGGAGCCGACCAACCCCTTCGATCCGAACGCGGTTGCGGTTTGGGTCGACGGACAGCGCGTCGGGTATTTGCCGAAGAAGCAGAACGCGGCGCTGGCGGCATTCATCGATCAGACCGGAACCGAGGTCGCTTCGATGGCGATGGATGCTGTCGGAAAGACGTGGGACCCGGCCAACGCCGGGACCAAATTTATCCCCGCTGTTTTCGTCCGGTCACCGAATAGTGGGTATCCACAAGTTAGCGTTTCGGAGTAAAATAACCCCAATGACCGGCCGCAAAACAGGAGCAGCCATCGTGCAGCAGCAGCCCGATTTACTCGGCATGAAGGACGTCACGCCGAAACTGAAATCCATTGTTCAGAAGGCCGATGATCCGCATCCGAAGAAGGAATCGGCGGCGGCCAAGAAGGACAGGCTCAATGCGGAGGCGATGGTCAGTCCGAAGAAATCCACCGCCGTCGCCGTGGCCCAGCCGCAGGCGCCGAAGGAGGCAAAGAACATCCTGGCGATCATTGCGGATGCCGCGACAAATCCGAACTTCAACCCGGATTCGATGCGCGCATTGCTCGACATGCGTCGGGAAGAAATGGCCGATCAATCCAAGCGGGATTTCAACGCCGCATTCATCGCGCTGCAGGAAGACCTGCCGACCATCCGCGCTGATGGCCGGATCGAGATCAGGGCCAAGGATGCAAAGGGCGAGCGCACTGGCGGGGTCCAGCAATCGACGCCGTACGCGACGTTCAATAACATCATGAAGGCGATCAAGCCGCTGCTGATCAAGCACGGTTTCGCGCTTTCATTCTCGACCGAGCCGGTCGGCGAGCGGCTGCTGGTCAAGGGATATCTCGACGGCCACGGCCATCAGCGCACGACAGCATTTCCGCTGCCGGCAGAGACGTCCGGTTCCAAGAACAACGTGCAGGGCTGGGGCTCCAGCATGAGCTACGGCAAAAGGTATGCAACTATTGCGCTGCTCAATCTCGTCAGCGAAGCGAAAGAGGATCGCGACCTCGACGGCAATGCGCCGCCGCCGGAAAAGAAGGGCCAGCCAGGCGCTGGTTTCCCTGGCGACAATATCAGCTCCGGGCCCGCCAAGCCGATCACCGCCACCCAACGGGATAAGATCGTCGATCTGATCACCGGCGCAAAGATCAAGGAATCGCAGTTCTGCGCCAAGTACGGCATTGCCCAGATCGGCATGCTGCCGGCTGACCAGTTCGATGCCGCGGTCAAGGCAATTGCCGATCACGTCGAAGCGGCAAAGGCAGGCACCCGTGGCTAAAGCAGCGACCAAAAAGCCGGAGCCGAAAAGCCTCCTGACGATCATCGATTGCGTTCAGGGTTCCGAGCTCTGGCACCGCGAGAAGATCGGAATCCCGTCCGCATCCAACTTTGCGACCATCATGGCGAGCGGGCGGGACGGCGGCGCATCCGTGACCCGGACCAAGTTACTGCATCGCATGGCGACCGAGGTCATCACCGGCGAACCTGTTGCAGAAGGATTCAAGAGCGCCGCGATGGAGCGCGGAAATCAGATGGAGGCCGAGGTCCGCGAATCCTACTCGAAGCGGAAAAATGTCGAGGTGCAGCAGGTCGGCTTTGCCAAGAACTTCGCAGGACTCATGCACGCCGGGGCCAGCCCAGATGGTTTACTCGGTTTCGACGGCGGCCTGGAGATCAAGACCGCAGAAGGCCATGTCCTGATCCCGCTTCTGGATCGACCGCAATCCGCCGTCATGGATCATCGCTGGCAGATTCAGGGGAATATGTGGATCTTCGAGAGGAACTGGTGGGATCTCTGCGTCTACTGCCATCCGAAGATGCCGAAGGTTGATGTTCGGATCGATCGCGACGAGGCGATGATCCGGCAAATTTCCGAACAGGTGCAAACCTTCAATTTCGATCTGAAACGGCTGATCGAAAAGCTGCGGAGCATGGGCGCATGACCACAAGAAAACCAGCATTTCCCACCCATCACACGCAAGAGCACGAACCCGGAATGGATCTCCGGGACTGGTTCGCCGGGCAGGCGCTTCCATCATGCGTCAATACTGCGGTTCAAATCGAAGCGAGCGGTGGAAAGCTCTTAAAGAATGGGCCGGCCGCCGCCGCTGAATGGGCCTATGAGATCGCCGACGCGATGCTGAAGCAACGGGAGCGGAAATGAAAGCCCGCATCCGCCCCGTCATGATGACAAAGCGCGGCGACCGCATGGAGGTCGAGCCGAGATTTCTGCGGCTGTTTCACGCGCAATTTGGCGAGGGTGAATCATATCCAATGATGCCGCTTGAGGAACGGTCAATGGCATCCCATCGGGGTTATTTCGGTGAGGTCGCGCGGGCGTTCGAGAACCTAGCGGAAGAGTATGACGGCAAATTTCCCGATAGCGAATACCTCCGAAAATGGGCGCTCGTCGAATGCGGATTTTGCACCGAGGCGACCTATCCGATGGACTCCAAGCGGGACGCGATGACGATGGCGGCAGCGCTGCGCAAGGCGGATGCTTATGCGGTTATCACCGTTCGGGAAAATATCGTGCGAGTTTATACCGCGGAATCGCAATCTGTTCCATCGATGCCAAAAGAGCGGTTTGATGCGAGCAAGAAGGCTGTGCTGGATTTGATATCTGGCATGGCCCGCACGACGCCGGCCGAACTCAAGAAGAACGCGGGGCAATCAGCATGAAGATCGAACAAGAAATCGAACGCACGATGTCAGAGATGTCGAAATTGAAACCGCGGTCGCGACGTTTGGTAGAACTGGAGTTCAGATTGCGCGGTCTGCGATTGCGCCAACTTCGATCTGAAATTCGCATCACAAGGCGACATGCAGCATGAGCCTGACCACATTCTCGATCGAGGAGAAGATCGAAGCCCTCCGGGTTGCGATCGTCGATGCCCAGCAGAAGAACCGACCGCCAGGTTCGGCCGCGCAGAAGCGGTACGATCTCCTGAAATCCATCGCGGCGGACCTTCGCGGTCGGCAGGAATTGCCGCGCAACAATACGCTCGGGGAATTGTCCCGGCTTCTGGTGAAGATCAAGGAGACCCCGCGCGAGGGTCGCGCCGGATACGACCACGGACGCATGGTGGCATTGGCGAATGCGGTGATCGGACGATGGACGACGATATCACAGGCATTGGAATCTTACGGAGAGGAGAGTCAGGAATGAGCAAAGAGATCGGACCGAAAGAGCAATGGCTCCGTCAAATGCGAGAGGACAAAGCGTCGAAGGTCAAGAAGCCGTCGAGCGCGGACCTTCGCAAGAACATCGCCAAGATCAAGCCTGTCACCCGGCACGGCGGGAAAAGAGGTCGCTAGACTTCGGATCGGAAATAGCTATGATCCCTGCTATCGCGGCTGCAAGCGCGAAAGAAACGGCACCTCTCCCGAGCTTCCTCTCGTCCGGTGTCGTGCCACGCATGACCCTTGAACCCGTTTCCAGGCTTTGCAGGCTGGACGGGAGGAGGACCTCTATGCCGAGAGAACGATGGCTGCCAGTCGTTGGCTATGAAGGACTGTATGAGGTCTCCGATCTAGGTCGCATTCGATCGCTGGACCACGTTGTGGTGCGATCAAATGGGCATCCACAAACAATAACCGGTCGTATCCGGAAGACGATTCCGGCGCTTCACGGTGGGTACCTTGCGTTGATGCTTCACCGAGATGGAGTGAAGATCAACCATTCCGTCCATCATTTGGTCGCCGCCGCATTTATCGGGCCAAGGCCTCCGGAAAAAGAGGTAGCCCATTGGGATGGCGACCCCGAAAATGCTCGTCTAACTAACCTACGCTACGCCACCCCGGTAGAGAACGATTCCGACAAGATTCGCCATGGCACACGCCCGCAAGGCGAGCGAAATGGCCATGCGGTTCTGACCGCAGGGGACGTGATCCAAATACGCTACCGTGTTTCTTTGGGTGAGATGAATAAGACCGTAGCTGCGGACTACGGGGTTTCATCCAGCCACGTCTGCACGATCGTTAAACGACGGACTTGGAGGCACATATGAGGTTATACAGGCCGCATGTGCCCTTGTCGGTGCGCTGCCAGGTCGCGGAGCGGCAGCTATTGCAAGGCTTCGAGCGCCTTCACTTGAAGGTCTTTACCTCGACCAAATCAGACGGCGCACGCCTCAAGGTTTTGCTCGACGCTCTGGCTGCGGAACTCGGCTGCGAGGTCTCCGAGCTGCGCCTCGACCACGACCCGCCGCTCGCAGCACGTCCTAAGATCATGATGACCCGTGGTCGAATGAAATATGCTCCGGATGCCAACGATCCCGTCTACCTGGAATATCGTCCACATGGTCCTCAGCACGCCGGCAGCCACTTGATAAAGACCAACGTCCGCGGCGATCACGGCCAGCATCCCGACCGCGTGCTGATCAAGAAGGCGCGGCGGCTGGAGCGCGGGCCAAAGCCGAAGCGGCCGACTTCCTTTTCGCGCGCCAAACTTAGGAGCCCGAAACAGAAGTGGCCGAAACGCAAGTTCGAGAAAAGGAGGGGTTGATGCGTGATTTAATCATTTTGCTGATCGGAAACCTCGGGGGATTCTATCTGGGATGGAGATCCCGGGAGGACTTCCAGCGCAAAAAGGACAAGTGCCGCATTGACCTCGAAGTCATGCACGGCAGCGGTCACGGCATCTTCGGCCCCACGGCGGACCAATGAAGGGATTCCTGCTCCCCGGCCTATTCGCCGCCGCCGTGATCGCTGTATGCGCCATGATCAGCGGCTATATTCACCTCCCCGAGGAGCCGCCGGCGACCGCCGGACTCCCAGCCCACACCCGCATCGCTTCCACTGGCGAATGGGTCACCCAGCCGGACGGAGCCTTGGTCTGCAAGCTGACCCGAAACCTGACCGTCGGATCGTTCATGACGATGGATGCCTGCGAGGACTGGCAGGAGCCGAAACCCGGTTTTGCCCAGACCGTGCCGTGGCTCCGCAATAACCGCGGATTCGGGCAGATCCACGTCGAACGAAACTGGAGACCGTAATGACAAAGATTGAATGGGTTAAGGGTGCCGATGGTGTTCAAGGCAAGACGTGGAACCCTCTCGCTGGATGCACCGTCCTCTCTCCCGGCTGTACAAATTGCTATGCAATGAAGATGGCGGCACGACTCGATCGCATGGGCCAGCCGCTCTATGCCGGCCTGACGAAACAGACCAAGGGCGGCGCGGTCTGGACCGGAGTGATACGGCAGGCATCCGAGAATGTCTTGCTGGCGCCGCTACGGCGGAAGAAACCGACGACCTACTTCGTCAACTCGATGAGCGACCTGTTTCACGAGGACGTGCCCGACGAATGGATCGACCAGGTGTTCGCCGTGATGGCGTTGTCGCCGCAGCATACGTTCCAGGTCTTAACGAAGCGAGCGAGCAGACTCCGCGCCTATATGTCCGACCCTTTGACACGGGCGCGGATCGGCGCCTCGTCCGAACGCATTGCAAAGGAAAACGGACAGGACGGCGCACTCGGGACGCTATCCTATCGCGATGGTGTCGTGACGTGGGTCCTTGATTTCCCGCTTTCAAACGTCTGGCTCGGGACATCAACCGAGCGCCAGCAGGAAGCCGACGAGCGGATCCCGCTGTTGCTGCAGACGCCGGCGGCGATCCGGTTTATCTCGGCCGAGCCACTCCTGGGGCCGATTGACCTGACGAGGTTGGAGCACAATGGCGCTCTAAATCACACTTTCCACGGCGAGATGCGTCCGTACCTTAACGCCTTGAGCGGTGAGATGACAGACGGGAAAAACCTTTTTGAGAATGGTCCGCTCCTTATTGGAGAGCGACAACCAACATTGAGCTGGGTGATCGTCGGCGGCGAAAGCGGCCACGGTTACCGGCCGATGGCGGCGGAATGGGCCTATAGCCTGCGCGATCAGTGCGTCGCCGCCGACGTCCCGATATTTATCAAGCAGATGGCCGGTCGCAAACCGATCCCTGAAGACTTGCTCGTCCGTCAGTTTCCGGTATAGATATTTTACCCCAAACCTCAGGAGATACCATGAAGAAACTAGCACTAGCATTGCTCGCCCTTTCAATCGCCGCGCCGGCCAGCGCCGAGGATAAGGGCAAGATCACCGTACAGGAGGCCCAGCAGCTTTCGACCGCGCTCCGAAACTTGGATGGCAGAATGATCGTCATCAAGCAGAACGGCGCCGATAACGTGATCATGCAGCCGTGGGAGTTCGGTTCCGGCGTCCTGCGCCTCCGGATTGCCAATGATATCGCCATCGTCGATCACTCCCTGAAACTGGTCGAGGAGGTCCGCCTCGGCATGGTCAAGGAGGGGTTGCAGAAGATCAAAGCCCGAACCGGCGATGACGCCACGGACATGAAACCGGGAACCCCGGAGTTCGACGAGTTCCAGAAGCAATACCAGGAACTGATCTCCCAGCCGGCGCCGGGAACCCAGGACCTCGCCCGGATCAAGGCATCAGACTTAAAGCTCGATAAAAACGAGATCCCGGTCACTGTCCTGACGGCATTGGCCCCGATCATGGACAACGACGTCAAATAGGGCCGAATGCCGAGGCAGCCGCACCTCGTGGTGCGTTATTCCGGCCTAGCCGCTACTCCGGTCCCAAAAACAAAGAACCCGCCTCCCTTAGCCCCGTGAGGGGTTCGGGTGGCGGGTCAAGTTTAAGGAGGATCGCGCCCACGGAAAAAAGACGCAGGAACCTCTTACGACATCGGGAAGTGTTTGTCACCTTGGCGGATGGCCTCGCGGATAACGCTAGGGCGTTCCCAACAGCGATGGCCGGTTCGTTTGATCCGGGCCCAGATGGCAACCATCCGGACTATCAGCACCAGATTTATTGCAAAGACCAGCAGGATCGCCGGCGGAGATGGCTGCAAGTAACATCTTCCCCGACCTAAAGGCCGGGGCTTTCCCTAGGCAGCTAATGCCTGAGAACTTTCGGACGTTACGAGTTTCCTCCCCGCCGTGAACGGCGGGGTTTCCACCCGAGGTCACGATGAGAAAACCCGGGTCGCCGCCGTCGGCCATGATTTCACCTCTGAGGGCTGTGTACCCGATTCGCGGAACAGCCCGGAACCGATGTTAACCGGTCCGGGCTGTTGTGCATATTGTCGGGAATGAGCGGAGGTTTAGAACTCCAGCGCGGCCCCTACCCGAACCTCCGGTCCGCGCTGCACGCATCCGCCAGCAATTCCGACGCACATCTGGCTCGAGGGCAGGATATACTCGGCGAACGGGTCGAACACCACGCCGTTCGACAGCCTGATCTTGTTGCCGATGCCGAAGCCGGCCGAGATCAGGTACTGCTTGTTGGACGTGAATCCGTTTGACACGCCGACGTCATCCTCGTGGATCGAACCAAACAGATATGGAAACGAGGTAATCACGGTCACGTTGGTCGGGAGCGGGATCAGGGAAGGAACTGCATTCTGCAGCGAGCTCAGGCCGGGGATCATGCTCAGGATCATCGGGATCGGCGCACCGAAGCCGAATCGCTGTTCAAACATCGCCGGACCGCTCAGAGCGAGCCCATTGCTGGATCCGTTGAGGTTGGCAAAGTCGAACATGCCGTCGACAAACCAGTAGCCGCCGGAGCCGCCCATCGGGCAGGTATAGCCCAGCGTGAGGCCGATCGCGCCCTGGACAAACTGAGTGCCTACCGCCGCATTGTTGACGGCGGAAGTCTCGCCCATGGTGTTAACGCCGACATAATAACCACATGCAGTCGGGTAAGTGGCGAATCCAGTCTGGGCCTTGACCGGAAGATCGGCAGCCCGCGCAGAAGGGAGGAGAACGGCCGATGCGATTGCGGCGACAACAGCCGCTCGAAGAAACATTGAGGTGTTGATCATTTGGAGAGTTTCCCATGTTGGTTGCAACGATGGGAAACCTACGCCCGCCTCAATGTCTGGCAAGCTCGTATCAGACGACGAAACACGATTGCTTGGATGTGTTGCTGTTTGGTCGCAGTCGTTATTTCGCGGCTGGCGTGGCCATCGCCTGCGACGTGACGTTATCCGGCAGCTTGTCGGCCAGAGCCTTCTCTTGCGCTGGCAGAATAATCTGTGGCGCTGGAGTATCGGCATTCTTGGGCTTGGACGCTCGCGCAATGATGGCGGCACGAGTATTGGCGATGAGCGACCAACCGCCCGATATCAGCAATCCAAGCGGACCCGCAACCAGCATCGCTGTCGTCACCCAGCTCGCCTCTTGCGTGGCACCATATGCCGTGAGGATAGCGAATAAGGCGGGAAGATAGGTGCGCAACAATGCTGCAACTTGATCGCCGGATGGTACGAAGTTCATGGCTATGCCCTGCGGTTTTGAGATCGTTGAAATCTGATTGCAATTGAGCGAGATCGAATCCTTCGAGAGACTTTCCGTCGATAAGCATTTCTGGCGAGAGGTACGCAAGGCTCTCATCATTTTGCGAGGCGAAAAAAGCCTCGGTCATGGGCTGCACTTTGCCCCACGTCACGACATTCAACAATCCGCCACGGAAGGAAACCAGCGGGATATAATGGCCGCCGTCGATGGTGGCGCCCGGCACAATGTCCCAAGGCTGGCCCGCGTCAAACTGATGCATGGCGCTTAATGGAAACGTGATGCCGATTCCGACCGCGCCAAACAGATATGACGCGATCAGATGCTCTTGCAGATTGCCTGCGGTGATCGCGAGATAAGCACCGATCCTGTGGCGATTGCCGTTGGCATCGAGTAGTCCGGTCTTGAGCCGGTAGTCTGCCGCTACCTGCATGTCGGTGCCCTGATCGGTCGATGGATCATTCGGATTGTATCCGGTCACCGCCATGTAATCTGCCAGCGTGTTGGCCGTTGAAAACGAAACCCGATGTCCGGCCTCGATATTCCAGAGGATGGTTTCGTGGCCACCTCCGGCCCAAACACAATCTCCAGCCGAATCATTTCCAAGAAGTCCCCAATCTGTCACCAGGGTCTCGTGGCCGAACTCCGCAGGAGGTGTGGGCAACTTCGATAGATCAAGATAGTCGGAGAACCTGAGTTTCACCGCGCCGGGTCGAGCCGGAAGTTTTCCTAGCTTCATGACGCTTGCTCCCCTGTATGGCTGATCTCGACGTGCGTGCTGAGAATCAGGAATAGCATGTCTGGGCTCCATCGGTGCAGCGGCTTCGTGGTCGGCCACAGAAAAAATGGATGCGGATTTTGCCGCAGCGCCCATCCAATTTCGGCCGAACAGATCAGGTTTCCGACATCATGCAGATTCAAAGCCGGGTCGGCGAAGTTGGCGATCGATGTGATGTCGTAAGGTGCACCGATACGTGAGACGACGTGATTGTAGAAACACGACTGCTGATCGTCAGTGCAAGGAAGATCGACGAATTTCTCTGACTTCGATCCATCCGGCAAGGTCATCAGCTTATCGCTATCGTACCCGACTGCCCTGGCAACCATGCCTCCATCCGCGTGCTGGCCCAGCCATCTTTCCGCAATCGACTGATCTGGCCAATCGAGCGGGATGACGCACTCCACGTGAGAAGGTATGAAGGGCATTGACCGGCCGGCTTGAAAGCGGATCGCGGCCGAGATCGCGTCGTCTAAGGTCACAAACCGAAGCCTAATGTTGCCCATGCCGCTAGTCCTTCAGGATGCGTGAGACAATTTCCAGCGCCTTGGCCTCGGCAATCACAAGCATCTTGAGACCATTCTCGAAATGAACGGAAGCGTCCTGCACGCCCCCGGTCATCGCGTTGAACATCTGGGTCAGTTCCTTGCCAAGTTCTTCGAGCGCAATTTCAGTGATCTTGGCCTTGGCCGCGTCGAGCTTCATGCGGATGGTGCTGTAGCATTCGCCATCTTGAGCGATAGCGCCTCGCAACGGTCGTTACGGCCGAACCAATCAGAAGCGAATTTATGTTGGCTCGGATCGTGGTTGATGATCGCTTGATAGAAGGCGCGTTCATTGGCGTGGAATGCCTGAATGATGGGGACGATATTGGTAATCGCGGCAACAGCCTTGTCGGTCTCGCCACCCCAAACACCGTCAACTCCGATCCCGAGGCACATCTGGATCAGCCGCGTGCCTCTACCTGGGCCACCATTCACGTTGATGTTGAACACACTGAGATCAAGCCCTGCTGGCAACGTCGGGCAATGCGGCTGCCAATAGCTCTGCCAGTAGATCGTGTTATATTCGTCTGCCGAGATCAGCCGAACTGATTGCAGTGAAAGACCGGCACTATGCCGATAGATGTTGTACTCGCGCTGAATGATTCCGAAGTTGGTCTCGCCGCCGTGATCCCCCGGCGTATTCGAGTATCCACCTTCCTCTTTGAGAATAAATGGCATGCAGGCAAGAAAACGCAGTGACGTTTCTGTGGTCATGTGATCCTCGCAAATTCGCCGTGAAATTCATCCCTCACAATAATCCAATTACCGGATTTGGCAAAGCGGGAGCGCCTGCGGAAGCGGTGTCGGTCATGGCTAAATCCTTCGGAAATCAGCGAATGGACTGCTTTACGCGGTCAGGTGTAGGGCGGCAACCGATGTCACCGCCGGTTAGAATGCCGCCTTTTCGCTTTCGTCTTGAGCCGATCAACCTCTTGAGAAAGCTGCTTCACGGCGTTGACCAGGGCCGCAATGACGGGCCGATCTTGCAACGTGAGCTTGCCTTCTGCCGTATGACCTACGGCTTCAGGTATTGACCGCTGTACGTTCTGCGCAGAGAAACCCGCGTAGGTGCCTTCGGTTTCGTTGCCACTCGCTTCATTCCACGAATAGAGGATCGGATTTATCCCGACGAGATCAGCAAGCCCGCGCGTGAATTTACCGTGGATATTTTTTAGCGTTTCGTCGGAAGTGATGACGACGTTGCCGCTGGCGTCGGTGGTCATCGTACCGGCACCAAGTCCGAAGAAACGAAAGTTGCTGCTAGATGAATAGAGCGAGAGTTTGGTCGTTGACCCGGACCCTGAGATATTATTTTCCGACGCAAGCGCCAGCGAAGTCGCGCCGTTAACCGCCAAAAACAGTCCAGCCGTCGCCCCAGTCGAGCCGCCATTGATGGTTAAACTGGTCGCTTGACTGTTGGCCCCTATATTGAAGGCCTCGCCTGTCGCCGTCACCGTTCCGGTGAATGTCGGTGTTGGATAAGTGATCGAAACCGGAAGCGTCGTGCATCCCGAAGGGACGCCACCGCTGGACGTACAAAACACCGAACTATTCACCACCGCAATCTTTCCGATATTTCCGGCGTTATCGTAAAGTATCGCGTTGCTTGTGCCGTTGCTGATCGAAGTAGCACCGCTAGCATCGATGGACGTGGCCGATGCACCCAGAGCTGTACATACACCTGTGGTGCATGAAATTGTCGTACCATCGCCCCGCATGATGCCGAGCGCCGCGTTGGTCGCGTTCGGGTGGTACGCCGCTGCTATAACACTGCCCTGCCACACGCCGGTTCCGATAGTGCCGACTGTTGTCAGGTTGGCGAGCGTCGTCAGATTGGTGTTGGTGGCCGCCAGAGTGAAGCGTCCAGTATTAGATATGGACGCTACGTCGCCACCAGCCGTCTCGAATGCAGCATTCGCGCCGGTCTGGCCGATCAGGATTTGTCCGGCGGCTCCGGCGGTGCCGGCCGTCGGCGCGCCGCCCGCACCACCGCCGAACACCGGACCGAACTGCGTGAGGGCTCCCGAGAATGCCGGAACGGTGGAGCTGGATCCGTACAGGATGCCGCCGCTCGTGATCGCCAGCGCCGAAAGGGTGCCGCCGTTCGTCGCGTTGTACGGAATGCCGACGCTCGTTCCGGCCGTCGTCACGCCGTAGGAGATCGACGAGGCCGCCGCCGTGATGGTGCCGCAACTCAACCCGGTACCGCTCGTATACTGAAGGGCCGCCGCCGATCCCGTGCACGGCGGCAAAGTCGCGGCCGTCGGCGATGCGACGCCGCTCGTGATGTTCGCGAGAAACGTGTTTGCTGATTGCGTCGCGAGGTCAGCCAGCGTCACGAGTCCGGTCGCCGTGAACGATCCCGTGATGGTCGTAGCCGCCATCGCGGACGTTCCGGTCACGCAGAATGCGTTTGATCCGATCGTACAGCCTCCGACCGCCTCCGATGTCGCGGTCGCGACGCCTAGCGCCGGAGTTATCAGCGACGCGCTGGTCGTCAGAACGACGTTTCCGGTGCCGTTGACCGAATAGGCCGAGAGCACGCTGCCGGTGCTTCCGAGTATCTGACCGGTCGTGTATCCGCTCGTCGCGGTCGTGCCGGACGTCAACGCGCCGCTGGTCCCGGTCACGCAAGTCGGACACGTCAGCGCGCCGGTCGAGGCGTTCAGCACAAGCGGACCCGACGCCGATATCGCGACCGCTTTGCCGGCGACGTAGATGAGCCCCTGGCTGTTGAGCGTAAATGCGCCTTTGTCGCCGCCGGTCGGGGCGCCGACCGTGGCGCCACCGTCCAGACCGTATAGGTGCACGGACGTCACGAGCGCGTTTTGGGTTGATCCGGTCGTTCCCGCGGGCGCGACCTGCAACAGGACGTCGCCGCCCGCCGCGGTTCCGGTACCGCTCGATCCCGCGATCGTCAGCGCAGTACCGGCCGTGTTCGATGTCCCGGCGACGACGTTCTGAACGCCCATTAGTTGCGCGATCGGTGCCGCCGCGTCAGGCGATCCCAATCGGAAGGCAGCTGGGCCGGCCCGCTCCAAGAAGGTGTCCCGTGCCGCGCTGCCGGGCCCGAGCTCAAGGCTGGCAACGTCGGTAGCGTTTAACCCGACCAGAACCCTCGGGAACGCGTCCCCGGCAACCTGCGCGTACCAACCGGGCGACGTCGTAGTTGCGCCCTGATCGGTTTGCTGCGCTAAAAACGTGTTCGCAATTGAGAAGTTGAACGCGTAGTTAACGACCCCGCCTCCCGGAAACGACACCACGAGCGGAGACGTCCCGGTAAAGCTTCCGGCCGTCCCCTCCGTTAACGGGCCGATCGTGACGCCGTTGATTTGAACGAACATCCCGACGGAGGTCGTCCAGACGTCGCCGTTGTTCGGAGAAGTTGGTACTGTTCCAGGCTGGATGTTGAATCCGGCACCAAACGTAGTGGATGGGGTTGTGCCCAAAATACCGGACATTGAGCATCCGGTCACGATGCAAGGCATTCCGCCAAGATAGTCTTGTTTTTGCGAAAATGCTTGGCCCCACTGCGCTGGCGTGGCGACATATTCATAAGTTGTAATCGGCCACGACGGCAGACTCTGGGCGAATGCTACGCCGACCGAGGCGAGCCAGATCAAACCTGCGAGGATAGTGCGGGAGCGGGTCATAGTTTCAGGTTCCAGTAGACGATCATGCTGCCCTCGACCGTGTTGTGGCCGAGGCCAGAGCCGGAGCTGACGTTATTGATCGTCATGCCGGTGTAGGCATCCGCGTTGTTTATGGTGATTCCTGTGGTCACCGTGCTCGTACTCTGAGTTAAAGGGTTGTACGGCGCGTAGCCGCCTGTGGCGAGATTAACTGCCCCAGAGTCGGCGGCCGTCGTATATGTGTGGTGATGTCCCGGATCGGTCAGCGTATTGGCATGACTGTGGCCTGGATCACTTAGCGTGTTGGCATGTGTGTGCGGACCGTTTTCGGCAGAGGTAATCGAATGGAAATATTCACCGACGACAGACAAAGGAACAGTACGACTGCCTCTGGTGACCGGCACGCCGACAAGGAACAATGATGTCGATCCATTCTGAGAATCGGCTCCCATCAGTGCGAGGCCGTTCATATTCGGGACTGCGATCGCCTTGTTCGCAGCGAAGTCCGCGGCGGCATTAGCCCCATGCGTCGATGCCGATCCGGTGCTGGTGTAGATCGGGCATGCCGTACTCGAACAGCTATTCCAGACGAACGCGAACAAAAATTGCGTATCGGCATTGGCCCGGCTTGTTCCGTTCGACGACGCATTTCCGATCGTGAGACCGTTCGCGGAAACCTGCCCGAATGGGATCGTTGTAGTCAGCGATTGGATCGGTGTTCCAACCGGAATCTGGCCGGGGTCTTGCACCCATCCGGTACCGCCGACGATTTGGTTCGCAGTGCTGGCGTCCGGGTTGGTAGAGTTACTGTCGACGGTGTTGAACCACGTTGTTCCCGGCGTCACCAATGATTGAAGTCGCGCTCCGCTTGGGTAGCCGCCCGCATTCGTCGCGAAGGTGCCGTCATAGAATACCGGGCCGCCCGCCGCCTGCCACTGATTCCACTGCGAGAGCTGCTTCAGAATGCCGTTGAAGTCCTGCCCGAATGGCGGGCAACCACCAGCGGTGGGTAACGCGAAGGTTAACGGAGGCATTCCATCGGTCAGCGACGCCGCACAATTCTGGATGCCAATCTGAGATGTCTGCGGAATTGACCGGATATAAGCGGCACCGGCCCCGTTAGCCCAGGGCACGCCGAATTTCGGGGGCAGTTGAGATTGCGTGAGCGAGAGCGCGACACCGCCCGTCAGCATCAGGGACCAGAGAACCAAAAGAATCCGCTTCATAAAAGAATCTCCGGTCAGGGCTGAACGATGTTGATTACCACGCCGCAGGGGTAAGGTAAAATATTGTCCTGCTGGACGATGGCGGTCTCAATTGGATTTAGCGGAAACTGGAATGTCATGGTAGCGGTCATGTTCTGGTTGTCGGCGAGATAGCACCGGCCGCGCAGCGGAAATAACGCCAGCAGTATCGCGTTGAATGACGCAATCGACCCGTCGGTAATGTTTGCCGCCGCCTTCGCCAAGATCAACAGACGAAAGTCTGCATCCGATAACTGGAAGTTGGTCGTCGTCCCGCCGTCAGAGAATAGGATACCCTGCCCGAACCCGGTCCAGCTCGATCCCGCTTCCTCGAAACCGAGGTAGGACACGCTGCCCGGAAATGAGAGAGCGCGGCCGACGCCGACGATCCGGCCCCAGCAGTCCAAACCATATCCAACCGCCGTCAGCACGTTCCAGCAAAAATCATAGAGATTGTCGAGATTCTCCGTCATGTCCATCGCTGCATTGAACGACGAGATAATACCGATTAGACGATCCGAATCCGCATACTGCGAAATTACAGTCGTCCATAAATCGAACGATGGAATCGTTCCGATAGGGCTTAGGCCAATCTGGAAAGACCCAATCGCGTTGCCGCCGGGAGATGCTCCGGGTGCGTAGCGAGGATAATCTGGCCCGGACATCAGGTCGTCCCCATGATGATGTTCGGTGCCGTCAATTGTGGAACTTGGTTGCCGAGGACCTGAACATTGCCATTACTGGCGGCCGAGCAGGTGAACGTCTTATTCGTCGTCAGCGCCGAGCCCGAGGAACTGGTCGAGGCGCTGGTGACGTAAACACCGGCCCCGCCGGGGGTACCGGAAGTTTGGGAAACGATGGTGGTGGTGCCCGACACGCCGGTGCCATTGAGGATGTCGCCGACCGATATCGTTCCGGTCACAGCCGTCGTGGTCAGGTTGGTCCCGGACCCGGTGCCGGTGAACGCCGCGCCAACGTCTTGCGTATTGTTGACGTTGTAGGTACCGGTCGCGCCGGTTCCGGTCCCGAATGACGTGATGCTGGTGCCGTTGATCGTGATCGCATTAGCGTCGGTGACATAATCGCCGAGGACGACGGTCCCGGAGGTCTGCGAAATGACGGTGAACAGCGTCCCGATGATGTGGCCGACCACGACGGAATCGGGCGCGTTGGCCGACCCGATTGTGATCGCCGCGACCTGAGCCCAGTTGCCGAGCGCGGCAATCGCCGGGATATACTGGATCGCATAGAGCAGCGAATTGATCCGCGCCCGCGGGATCGTGATGCCTTGCGGGCTTTCCGATGTCATCGCTTCGGATGCGACGGTCTGGTTGATACTGACCGTGTAGGTCCCAACACCCCCGGTGCCGGTGCCGAGCGCAGTGATGGTGGTATCTGCCGACAAGTTCCCGGTCAGGTCAGAGACGATCTGGCCGATGGTGATCGTGCCAGAGGCTACCGCGGACACTGTCAGCGTATTACCGGCAACCGAACCGGTGAAGCTGGCCGCCAGATTGCCGCCCGCGAAGGCTGCGATTAGGGCCTGCTGTACCAGCGTCGCCGCGTTGGGCGGTATCAGCGTCGAGTTCGCGATCGTGACCGTGAACAGGACTTGCAGCGCGGCCGGAATCTCATAGGTGATCGAGTACGGTTGCGGCGAGGCATAGAGCGGATTGCTGTCGTAAACCGTGACCGTGGTGTTGCCGGTCATCGGAGCGCCGCCGCTCTTTTTCGACCAGATCGCCTGCGCGACCGCAGAGGGCGCGCCGCCGGCGACGCAAACATAGATCGCATTGGCCGCAATGGTGACGCCGTTGATCGTGACCGGGGCTGCGGTATTGTTGCTGTAGCCGTAATAATCCAGCACGGCGGGAACGCCAGCCACTGCCCCGATGATGGCGCCGATCGGGCCGAAGCTGTTGCCGGCCACCGAATCCTGGCGCCGGGTCTCAAACTGCGCGCGGGACTCGACGTTCCGACCGATCGCTCCCGAGATCACGGTCGCGGAATCCCATCCCGGAATGATGGTGTAGATCGTCAGGGATTGCGGTACCGGGATCGGACCAGGCACCGATGCAGCAAAGGACAATGTGATGGTGCCGCTGGCGCCGATCGTGCCCGCCTGCACGCACTGGTACAGATTGCTGTTGTTGTCTTGGACGATGGCGGTCAGCGGGATCGGTACGCCGTTCGCGCCGTTGCAGGCCACCTGCAGCGCCGTCGGTGCCGAGGCCTGCCGCTGCATGAAATAGATGTTGCCGATCGCGTCCTGAAAGCGGCCGGAGTTGGAGGCCGGATCAATCTGCTGGGCGTAATAGACAAACACCGCGTTGCTGTTCGCGATGATGGCACCCCAGCTTGAGGCCAGTTGCCCCTGCGGTGTCGTCAGGCCATAGTTGAGGTTGGAACCGAAAGCGGCGTCTATATCAAGCTGAACGCCGGCCAGCACGGCGGGGCCGGAAGGACTCTGGAATCCAACTGACGTCCACTGAATTTGGGGAACGAAAGTGCCTGCCATGTCAGCCGACCCCCTGCGGGTTCTGTACGGTGAAGGGGATTGCCGAGGTCTGACCGGTTGATGCTGACTTTACCTGGACTTGCCCGCCGAGCGCGCGCCCCGAGGCCTGCGAAATGAAGACCTGCGCCGAGGCGACGTCCGGGACCGTCAGCGCGGCGTTGATGAATAGCTGCTTGATCGCCGATATCGATGGCGGCGGACCGCGGAAGACAACCGTGAAATAGGGGATGCCAAGAGCCTGATTCCAGTAGCATTCCCCGAGGAATGTCTTGATCGCGCTCGCGGCGTCTTGAGCCAAAGAATAGGGCTGAGTCGCCACGGCGATATTGCCGGAAGAATCTAGCACCAGATCGTTGGTCGCCTGATCAAGCAACAGCGTATCCACGGAATCCCCTACGGCACGATGACTGGAACCGAGTTAACTTGCAGGACCGGCGTGATGATGTTCACGAATCCGGCCGCCATGACGATCTGATTAGCATTATTGTCGGCCAGCGTCATTCCGGTCGCCCCCATGGTCACCGAATTGCCGTTTAGGTCGACCAGCCGCACCCCGGTCGCGGTAAAGATCAAATACTGGTTCGGTGCCACATTGAGGCATCCGCCGGCATAAACCCCGTCCGCGATGTCGTTCCGGCGCCTAGTTCCGGGATGCGCCGCGGCTTTCGTGTTCTTCACCACCGATATGTCGCGATCCGAGGTCACGACGTAGCCGATATCTCCGACCACCGGATCGCAGATGATCGCGTTCGTGCCGCCCTGCACCCGCGACCACGGGATGCCCGGCACGATGCCGTGAGGCGTCGGGTAGCCGTTGCCGTCGATCTGGCTGACCAGCGGGGTGACATCAACGGTTCCGGCCGGGGCCAGCCCGCCGCCGTGGACCGCCGAGACCTGCACCAGATACATGGTCGACATCTCGGCGATCATGGCCCGACAGATCGCAGCCGCGGTCGACAGCTCGTCGTTGGAATCGTTCGGCGTCTGCTGGCCGTAGCCGGATGTCGCTTGCGTCATCGTGACCTCGGGTGGAAACCCCGCCGTTCACGGCGGGGAGGAAACTCGTCGAGCTTCCACGTATCGCTTGACCCTCTCAAGCGGAGCGCCGCCAGCACTGGCAGCAAAATAGGACGGTGACCAAAGAACGCCCTTCCAGTATCGGGCTGCAATGTCGCGACGCTCAAGCCTGAGAAGTCGCGATGATGTTCCCTTGAGGGAATTAACCAAGCCGGAAACCGAGTGCTTCGGCGGGTACTCAATAAGCAAATGGACGTGATCCTTCTCACCATCGCAGGCGATAAGCACGCAATCCATCGCAGCGCAGACCTTGCCGAAGTGGCCCTTGAGCCAATCGATTGCTGGATCGTCAAGAAGCTTTCGACGATACTTTGTAACAAATACAAGGTGACAGACCAACTTAGTGACGGAATGCCTACCCCTACGATATTCTGTTTTGTCCACTTGAAATCCCTCCGCAGACCAAATATGTAGTCCGCATGATTTTGACTTTCAAGTACCGCATCAAAGACGCGACGGTCGGGAAGCATCTCGGTCGCCACTCGCGTTCGGTCAATTTTGTCTGGAACTACTGTTGCGAAATTCAGCGCAAGGTTGAGAGCTATTACAAAGCCGGTGCGCCCAAGCGTCGATGGCCGTCGCACTTCGATCTTGTCAAATTGACTACCGGCTGCGCCGCTGATCTTGGGCTGCACTCCGATACGGTCAGTCAGATATGCAAGCAGTTCGTGATATCCCGCAATGCTGCACGCCATGCCCCGCGTTTCCGCGCCAGTGGTGGCCCCAAGCGCGCTCTCGGATGGCTGCCCTTTATCAGTCGCGCCGTGAAAGTCGAAGACGCACACGTTGTTTACCTCAAGCGCAAATTCCATTTCTGGAAATCGCGGGATATCCCCGACGCCATCAAGACCGGCTGCTTTACCCAAGACGCTCGCGGGCGGTGGTATGTCTGTTTCCAGTGCGAGGTCCCTGACGATCTGCCAACCGGCAACGGTGAAATCGGAATTGATCTCGGATTGAAGACACTCGCGACGTGCAGCAACGGAGACATTGTCCCGGCCTTGCAGCACTATCGCCAATATGAGACTGCGCTTGCTGTTCAGCAGCGCGCCAGTAACAAACGTCGCGTCAAGGCTATCCATGCCAAGATTGCGAATGTTCGAAAGGACCAACTCCACAAGGCGAGTACCAAGATAGCTCGCGAAAACCAATTGATCGTCGTCGGCGATGTCAGTAGCGCCAAGCTTGCAAAAACCCGGATGGCTAAATCCGTGCTTGATGCAAGTTGGTCGATGCTGCGAAATCAGCTTTGCTATAAGGCCAGTAGGCACAAGGCTGTTTTTGTTGAGGTTGACGAACGATGGACTTCCCAAACGTGCTCGTGCTGCGGGACGATCCCCGACAGCAGTCCGAAAGGTATGGGCGCGCTTGGAATAAGACACTGGACTTGCTCTGACTGTGGCACGACGCATGATCGCGACGTGAATGCGGCTAGAAATATTTTACGTGTCGGGGCGGAGCGTCGCCCTCCTGTCGAGGAAATCCTCGCCCTTTAGGGCGGGGAAGACGTTAACTATCTTGCCGTTGGAGGTGGAGGGGCCGGGAATCCGACCGGATAGCAATAGACGATCTGCTTCCATTCGCCGTGCGGAACCAGAGAATCAAGTTCGAGATCAACCCTTTGAACCGCCCACATTCTGTTGGCCTGGGGGACGCGTGAGCTCTGGACCTGTATTTGCCCACCGAAAGCGATCTGAGGATTGAAAAGGGTTTTAACCACCACGAACCCATTTGGCGATATCGTCGGATATCCGATCATTCCGGTAGTCTTTGAGACCAGCGGTACCGACGTCAGCTTCGTGCGCGATCCGCCAATAGGCCAAATTGCTAATTTGGAATCTGCGTCTACCAGTTCGGCATTGATGTTGGCCGTGCGAGCGCATCGCCGAATCTGCTGGATCAGGCTTCCTGGGAAGTACGAAGGCGGCATCTGCACCGTCACACCGTTGTTCTCGAACCCGGCCGGGATCTGCGCCGCGAAGCCGGCCATCATGGTCGCGACGTCCGTCGTCTGCGGGAAGCTGGACGCAGCGATCGGCACTATCTGATTAAAATATCCGGCCTGGGCTGTCATCAAAAGCGGAACATTCGGAGCCTGATTATAGTCCGGCATGGAGGACCAAATCGTTCCGCCAAATACCGCCGTAAACCCGGACTTCGGATTCCCGGCAGAAATTGTGACGCTATTTTTCTGCACCGAATTGAAGACGATACCCAATACAGCGAGTTGCTGCATGGTGCTGTCGTTTAGTCCATAAATCTTCACGTCTGCTTGGGTCGCCGTGGGAGCTCCAGCCCATTGTATTCGGACCGATGCCCGGAAACCCTCCAGCGTGATCGTGTTTGAATCCGTGCCCGCGAACTGGACCGGCTGACCGGTACCCTGGTTCGGCGCCAGCGTGATTGCGAACTGCAAAAGCCGCTGTTGGAAGCTCTCCTGCGGCTGGAAGTCGGGCTGCGGAAGGGATGCAGCATCACTGCCATTGTTGCCTGGCAGCGTTAGCGGGACTCGGGTCGGTGCATCGGCCATCGGGTCACCCCGCGCCGGCGAGGTCGGATGGCGTCAGGTAGATCAACTGAAATCGGCTTCCCAATCCGGTGAAAATTGGGTCCGATGGATTCTGTGCGCCTTGCGTATCGTAAAACACCAGATCGCCGACGAATCCGAGATATAGGCTGCGCACAATCCGATTGAGATTTAGGGCGATCACGCCGGCGACGATCAAAGAATTTCCGACGTAAAGGTCAACGAAAAGCCCATACGCCAATTGATAGCAATTGATGACGCACGCCTGCCCGCCGAGCTGCACATTGAAAGTTTGATTCGGGATTGGTTGTGTAGGGACTAACTGCATCAGAATGACCCCCCTGAGCTAAATGCACTTGCGGGCGGAAATCTATTGTCAATTTGTCCTTGCGGGGACAATGGAGCGACGTTCCCGGCGCTCTGCTGGCCCGCCACTGCTGGCGTCTGCGTGTTCGAGAAAGTCGAGGTCGCAGTCTGCCTGATCTCGATGAACCAGAAGTCGGCCACGATCAACCCGACGCCATTGACGTTCGTGCGCTTGAAATCGGCGTGCGTGCAGTTGCAACTGGAATAGGTCTGTTCCGGGGTTACAACATCGTACAGATTGAGGTCGCTGACGATCGAACTGACCGCGGCCAGCAGCGCCTGCCGGCTGGATTCGTCGGTGCCGGATGCCACCCGGACCTTGACGTCAAATGGTAGCTGGACCTTGTCGTAACTGAGAAACGATCCTTCCTCGACCGGATAGTCTGAAATCGGGCTATCCTGCTTGTAGTCGAAATCGACAATCGAATTGTAGTCGAACGCCTGCGCGCCATCGAGGAAGATGCCCCAAGACGGTCCCAGCAGGAATCCGAAGATCGCGACCGCATCCGCGACCAGAAGCGAGAACGTGTTCGGGCTGTAGCTCGGCAGGTTTGGCACGCCGGGGAGATTTGGAACATCCACCATGTCACACCAGCGCGTTGTTGATGGGGGCGATCATCGACTGCCGCTGTATTGCGGCTCCGACTTCCTTGCCGGCCGCGACCGGATCGGTTGACTTAATATTGAAAGTATTGTGTTGCTCGCTGGTCGAAGTCGATGTCGATGTCCGCGATGCATTCACCCTGGAACCAGCCGCTCCGCGCGCGCCCGTACCTTCCGCTCGCTGGATCGCTGCCGCCAGGCGCGGGTCCTGATTGTTGACGATGTCGTTCGGGCCAATCCCGAGCGCGCCGCCGACGGCATGTTCCCACGCCGGCGCGCCTTCCGCATACTTGCTCGCAAACTGGTGCAGGGTCAGCCCGGCATAACCGGTCCCTGATATGAGGGCCTGCTGCGCGCCCGCCCCAGTCGCCCAGTCCGGGAAGATCGCGAACCGTCCGTCGGAGCCGGTGGCACCGTGGGCGCGCGCGAAGGCACCATATTCCATATTGCCGGGGTTGTTATTGCGGTCGCCGCGGGTCGAGCCGCCCGGGCCGCCGCCGCCGCCGCCGCGCATGCCTTCGGTCAGTCTCTTCTTGGCGTCCACCATGTTGTGATCGCCCCAGATTTTCTGATCAAGCCAATCCATGAAGCCACCGCGCGTGAATAGGTCATTGCCTCCGACTGCCTTGCCGATATCCTCCTTGGTGATCTGGCCGGTCGGTTTCATCATCAGATCGATCAACGGAATCATCGATGCGCCGAACCGCTCCATGGACTGGATCATCAGGGTAAACTTGCCCTGAAGGGCCTGCGCCGCCTTGGAAGTCTCGTCCGTGGCAGTGCCAGCCGCATGTGCGGCGGCCTCGATCTTCTTGAAGTCGTCGAGCATCAGGTTGATCATGTCTTGATTCATGCCGGGCATGTGACCAAGAAATGTCGCAGCATCACTCGGCGTCATCTTTCCGCCCTGTATCTGAGCCGCGATGAACGCCTGAGCTTTTCGATAGACCGTGTCGGCGTTGTCCGTTCTAAGATTGATCCCGGCTTGGCTCGAAAGCGAAGAAAGCCACCCGTCCGGCATTTTTCCGGCAAACTTGATCTCGTTTAATTCGGTCTGCATCGCGCTAAGAGCGGATGTCGCGCTCGACGCCTCCCCGCCGACTTGCCGGATCATGTACTGCCACGCCGAGAGGTTCTGGACCGAGGTGCCAATCGTCTTCGCCATCCGCCCCGTCGCGGCATCCATCGTGATCACGTGGTTGATAAAGGAGGCGGCCTCGCCGCCGACGAGCGCGCCGATCAGGCCAAGCGCGCCCTTGCGGACCACACCAAATGCCTCCGACATCTTCGCGGCCGATTCCTCGACCCGGTTTCCGAAGTCGATCGCACCCTCTTTTCCATGCTTGAAGGAATCCATGGCTTGGCGCTGGCCTTCATTGAAGCGGCGGCTGTCCAGCCCGAGTACGAGCACAAGTTCGTCCAAAACCACGGCATCAATCCTTCAAATGCGCAGGCAGCGGCGGCAGGATGATCCGCTGGCCCTTCAGCGAATGGGTGCAGTCGCCGAGATATTCGATCGCGCCATTGCGTAGGAAATAATGGCAAACTGACGTGGCGGCATCGGGCTGGTAATGCGGATGGCTTTTGGCGTTGATCGTGATGTTCATGCTTGGAGTGAATGTCGGGTTCTCGACATTGCCATCCCAAATCCATTTCGCGCCGCTGCTGTTCGGGCCGTCGAGCGCGAAGGCGTGCATCTCCTCGCAAGCCGGACACCAATGCGCGAGGCCGCCAGCCGTGTAGCCGTCGGCGGACCCGATTCGTCGCATCTTCGATCCGACTTGGCCCATCAGCCCTGCTCCCGGTCCCGATTCCGCTTCTCGACCAGCCTATCATTAAAGGCGTCCGTCAGCACCACCTCGATCAGGTCGTACATGTCCTCCAGCCCGAGCACCGTATTCAGCGGACCGGCCAGCGATTTGTCATGCGAAAGCAGGAATCCTATGCCGGGGGAGACGTTGGGGTATTCGGCGAGTCCGTCGTGGGCGGATGCCACGCCAGAATTGAGGACACGAGGCTCGATAGGACGTCGAGAAATGAAAAATTTACATGCACGCTAACCACTTGATCGCGCAGCCACCACCGGGTCTGCACTTCCTCGATATCGCCGGCGAGCTCATTGATCGCGCGCGCCGAGCTCGGCTGTTTCGGGTCCGGCACGATCTGGACGCATTCTAAGAGCTCGTCACCGATCGGGATCATGATGTCCGGGTCGATCGAGCCACGCAACATCGTGTTGATTCCTATGATCGCGACGCCCTCCCAGCCGATGCCGCGGAGGTCGAGCGGCAGCGATCCGCCGCCTTTCATCGCCACGAAGGCCAGTCGAGATACCCATCGGTCCGCGCGCGCGGCCGGCCACTCGGTAATTAAGAAGGTTTTATTGAGGTCGCGGTTATCGCAGTGCGGCAACTCCGGCACCGTGACGTACTTGGTCTTGCGGGTCATTTTGGCCCTTTCGTCGGGTAAGCGTTGGGCGCAGCCTCGCCGATAGCCTGCCGGTGGAAGTCGACAGGGACCAAGAACTCGACCCGGCTGATCCGCTGAAACCCATCAAACTCTACAGCCTTCACATTAGGACATGCGATGATCTCATGGGCATCGCCGCAACGTCGGCACTTCTCGGCGGGTTCTTCGGACATGGAAAAGGGCTCCGCATCGGGAGCCCTTCGTTTAGTAGAAAATTAAACCCGCGTCTAGATCGGTGCCGGCGCGATGCTCTGCCAGGTGATCTCATGGGTCCGCGGCTGAAGCAGCTTCTTGGCGTTGGAAAGCGGCTTGTAACCGGTCAGGATCCCGCCGACGAGATTGTACTTCATGCCGATCGACGGCATCAGGATCGTCGCCGAAGCCAGATAGCTGTTCAGCGTGGCCTGCATTTGCGCCCACCAGGTATCGAACACGTCATTCGATGCCGAATCCGCCTGCAATGAAACCGTCTGCATCACCGGCACGAACACGAAGCCGACCGACAGCACGCCATCGACGCCCATCATCGTTTCCGCCGACCTGATCTGCGGGATGTCGAGCACCTCATCGGTGGCGAATCCCTGAATCTGCTGCGGGCTCGGGAACACCAACGGGATGTTGAGAGTGTAGATTACGTTGGCGGCTGTGACGGCTCCCATGACGGGATTCTCCTATTATTGAACGGCAACCGAACTCAAGCTGATGCTTTGACAGCTACCCCTGTCTAAGTAGAAAAGTGTCACCGCCCACGGCCCGCGGTTTGCGCGCACTGCCGAGGATTGCTGTTCGACCTGAAGGTAGTAGCCATTCGCCTGAAGCGTCGGGGCGATATTGGTCCCGGCCTGGGTGTTGACCTCGGCAATCTGGGTCGAAGAAATGGGGCCCGGTGCCGCGGCGCCAAAGTTCAAGCCGGCCGCGATCGGGTCCGCCAGCGCCTGTTCGATGGATGCAGCACCGGCCTGATTGAACGGGATCGACTTCGCGGTCGCCAAGAAGTTCAGCAGCGTGTTCTGGAGGAGATTGTTCCACCAAATCTGGTTGATGTAGCTATCGAACCATTTGAACGACCCGGTGACCGTTCCGCGCTGCAGGAACTGGAAATTCTGGTTCGCTGACCCGACTGCGCCATAATAGTTGTAGCCGTTGCCGAACGATCCCTGCACCTGCGGGCTGCCGCCGGCGTTGATCGCCGCGGTCGCGGTCGTGACCGATGCCACGAGGCCGGCCTGCGACTTGTAGGCAAAGGTGATCCTGCCGTTTTCTTCCTCGAAGTCGATCGCCGCTGCCGCACCGCAAACGAACGATGCGATGTTCTCGCCAGCGGTCTCGGTGATCAGGAAGGTGCCGGAGTCCCCGTTGTTGGCGAGGATGTAGCCCATCGTCTCGGTCTGGGGCGGGTTCGCGACCGCCAGCACGTCGGTATCGCCGACCACATAGGCGAACCGGTTGATCTGATAGCTGTTCTTCCATGCCGCGAAGGCAAGTTTCAGCGTGTTGCCCGTTCCATTGTCCGGGTCGAAGGTCGTCTTGTAGCAGACGAAGTTCGATGTCGCGGCGACGACGCCATTCATGAACGAGGCCGGGGTCGCAGCTGCGGCACCCTGCGATAGGACCGCGCCGGTGGCCGAGGTCAGCAGCAGCGGAGCCGCCAGCGTGCCGGTGGCGACCGCTGCGGTCGACGGGATCCCGGTGATGCCGGAGGTGATCACGAAGGCGCCGGACAGCGAGTCGAACGTCACCAAAGGAGCAGTGGCCGCGCTGGTCATCGCCTCAGAGGCGATCTGTTGCGGGGAACCGCTGACGTGATAGGTGCCAACACCTCCGACCGTGCCGCCGATTTGCGCCGTGATGATCGTGCCGGTCGCGACAGAAGTTCCGACGACGGTCTGCCCGACCGAAAGCAGGTGATCCGTATCGACTGTGACGTCGAGCACATTAGAAGTGCAAGTACAGGATGCCGAGGATGCCGTGTTAGCATTCGACAAATTGTAGGTTCCGGCACCGCCGGGCGTGCCGCCGGTATCCTGTGAAACAATCGTGGTGTTGGATGGGATGCCGGTTCCAATAGCCGTGTCACCAATCGAGATTAACCCGGTGACAGCAGTGACAACCAGTTTTGTCGTCGGACTTCCGGCCGAGGCGGTGAAGGATGCGCCGAGCGATGCCGTGAAGCTGGCCTCGGTCGGGTCCGTAAATGCCGCCTGGATCGATGCGGCTGCCGCAGAGAAGCCGGTATCGGTCGCCAGGCTGATTGAGCTGATGACGTGGCTGTAGCCATCCACGACCACCGTAAGCGATCCTGTGAGGGCCTGAAGCTGCGCCAGTGTGAGCGCCGCCCCGGCATTGCCGCCCCAGAGATAGGCCGCCGCGGCCGCCTGATTGTACTGGGCGAACAGGATGGCGCCGGGAACCGAGTCCTCGCCCGTGAAGCCGCCGAAATAGCCGGAACCCTTGCCGGACCCGCCGTTGGCGACGATATCCTCCGCCGACCCGGCACCGAAGAAGGTGGTGACCGCCGGACCGGTGCCGAAGCTGTAGACTGCCCCGATCGGAACCCGCGCGCTGGCGGTACCGACCATGGTGATAACGTCGAGCTGGTTGCCGGATGCCGGAAGAACGCTCGGGACGACGTTGACAAAGAGACTCGCGGGTATACTCGTCAAGGCTATTCTCCCCTCGCAACGGAATTGGCCAAGGCCTGCGAGACCGATAACACGAACCGCCACAATCCACAATTAAGACGGAAATTCCTCGTCAACGCTCTCCAGATCGAGCGCGATGCTGTCAGAGAAGGTCTGACTTACGGAAACCGCGATATTTGCTTGGACTAAGGCATCAACCACGAATCTCCATTCGATCATTTGAGAATCGTCCAAAAACGGAATTTGTCGTGCGTCATCGGCATAGAGCGGGACGACCCCGTAGTTCGGAGACTGATTCGCGAACTGGTCAATAGCGAAGGAATCCCTCATCAAAGCCGAAACGACATTGGCTAAATCGCCCGATGTCTCGTCGGCGCTGTGAAAATCAAGCTGGATCGTCGCCTTGACATTCATCGTCACGGTCTTCGCGCCTGCGGAAATCGTCTCCGATCCGACCGTCTGCGGTGCCCCGCCGATCGTATATGTCCCGATCTGGCCGGTTCCGGTGAGGATGGCGGTGACCTGGGTGTTAGCCGCGATGCCGACGCCCAATACGGTCGATCCGACGCCGATCAAACCGTTCGGTAATTTCGGGTCAACTGCGGATATGGTCAGCGTGTTGCCAGCAATCGATCCGGTGAACTTCGCGTCCGCGTAGGAATCGACGTTGGTCTCGAGACGATCATACCGCGGCGGCGACATCACCACATATCTAGGAGCGCTCGGCGCAGCTACCCGATTCGGCTGGCCCTGGACGACCACGACATCGCTCGGCAGCACAGCGGTCAGGAACGACCCCATCGAGGCGAGGATATTGGAGACCGTAGGGGCGGGAGTCATTCATTCCTCATTAGAAAATCTTCAATATCACGCATATGATCATTCCCCAAAGCGCGAAGTTGATCTCCAGTGCTGTCCTCATCTTTGTTTCCTTGCCTGCTATCCCTGAGGGAGCGGGGGGTTCTGTCTGGTTGGACAGTTAACCCCAGGCTTGCTACCCTTCGTGCCGAGCAATTAGGGCGCATCATGCATAACGGCCGCATTCTTCCGCTGGACGGGCTCCGCGCGATCGCTCAGAACCATGGGGCGCATGGCGTCATCACGATTGCGGTTATCTGCGCAAGTTACATTGTGGCAATTGGATCTTGGTATCTGATTGAGCGTCCATCGCGGCGCCTTCTCCAGCCACATCGGGTCGTTGTCGTTCGAGGCGGAATCGAAGTCGCGCTTAAGTAGCTAGGTAACTAACGCCGGGTTCACACCGCCATAGGATTGAACCAAGCCATATCCGAAGGAGTTCGGATGTACTCCGACCCACGGCGTTCCGGTTCCGGTGGGTGGCGCCGTTGCCGATCCGTCACCAGGATTCCGCCAAAGCCCGGTTCCGTCTCCGTCTTCGAGTGGTATCGTGATTTCAAAGAACGTCGGCTGTGCTCTCACATTAAGAGTCACTAGATGCCGCTCTGGCGCGCCTGAGTCAGGACTTTGATTTACAGCCGTCGCAAAGTTATCGCTGCTTGAACCCTTGATCGTGATCGTTCCAGGAATAAACTTCCCGTAAGTCGCGAAGAAACTCGCCATGATCGCGAGGTTTGCAATGATAGCGGTGTGATTTGCACCATCGTTAATGCCGTAGTTAGTCGTAAAGTGAGTGAACCACGGCGCTAGTGCTCCTCGATAGGTGTGGTTTGCAGCCCATCCCGCGATACTGTCACCCTGCTGACCACAATTCATGACGGCCATGTAGGGGGACAAAGAAGGCACAAACACGCCACCGCCTGGTGCGCAAGCATTAGTACCAGACTCACCGATGCCGTAGCAAATACTGTCGCCAGTGGCTAGCATTGCTCTGAAGTTATGCTTACCGGCAGCGATACAAGCCGTCCAAGCAAGATTAGGTATAGAGTTCGAGCACCCAGCCCCCGTGGTTACATCTGGCGTAGTCACACCGAATTGTGTTGCTCCGCCCGATGCGGTTTCCCATGTGCTGTTCGTGGCGAAGGTGCTGTTGCTGCTTTGACCGTATATTCTGATATTAGCGATTACGTTTGCAGGGATAGGTGTGGTCAGCGTCATCAAATCCGAAACTAGCATTGCACCAGCGGTTGAACCGTTAGCTGAGCCGCCAAATGTGATGTTCTGGATATTCCCGCTACCAACGGGATATTCTACCGCCGCCTTTGCGGTCAGCGTCCCTCCGGTGAGCGTTTCTCCGGTCGCGTTCGGTATAGCGATTTGCAGGCTGTAAACGTCATAGACTGCCGTGAGTGGTTGGATTGTCGATACCTGGGCGTTCCCCGTAGTCTGCAAGTCCGGCCACGCAGTTACGTTCATGATCTGCTTAACGGGGCCCTGATTTGCAAAGTTGTCGCTTACATACGGCGCACGGTACCGATACGGATGGTTAAGGGGGAGATTTGCGCCATTCTTACCGTTGTACCAAGACTCCCAGCCAGCCAGCTTGTTCAATTCGTCCAGCGTAACTGCACGATTGAGAATAACAATTTGTTGCACGGTACCGTTAGATTGCAGGTCTGTGCCTGATGGCCAAGAAAGAATTTGGCCAATGGTTGTGTTCGTGGTGCCGACTGTTGTCGTGCCGCTTGCTATGGGCGCATTGCCGTCTCTGTTGTTTTGATACGCAAGCCCAGAATTTGATTTCTGGAAGACGTTGAAAATATCTGAACCGCCCCATGCACCAATGGCACACGCCTGTCCAGCTGACAGTACCTCCATCTGATCAGCGTAAGGATTTCCTGCTTTGTAGATAGCAAGCGTTGGTGCCGCTGTGTTTGACAAGTCACCATAGCTGAACAACACTTCGGTGTTGTTACCGTCTGCAACAGTGTAGCCAGAGATGGCGACCGTGAAATTGCTTGCCGCAGGAGGCATCGTGGTAGAATTGAACGCCAGATTTTGTGATCGCGTTCCCGAGATGCCGGGCTTCCCGTTGCGGGCTGTAGCGCTGTAGTTCGGCTGTCTCCCCGTCGTGGCTTGCGATGCGACGAGCGCGCTTGGCCCTCGATCAGTCCACGATGAAACGGTGCTACCGTTTAGGGCCACATTCGTCTGCGAATCCCACCACGCGACGAGGCTGGGGCCGAGCGCGAGTGGCGTCCATAGAACCGGACCGGCTCCAGGGACATTCCCCGCTCCCCCAAGGAGAGCAAGCCGCTGTGCCACCGTCAGCGCTTCCGCCTCACGGACCTGTGCATAGGCTGCGAGCGCGGCGGCTCCGGTGAGAAATTCGCGGCGGCGCATTTTAGTTCAATCCGATGGTGTCGAGAATAACAGTAAGAACTTCACCGCTGGCCGGAACATATGCATCCCCTACCTGCACCATGCCGGTGATAGTCGTTGAGCCGGATGCACACTTTCCATGGTAGGTCACGCCCGTCAACGATACGCCGCTGTTGGCCGCGCCAGACGCTTGATCATTGACCAGCGAGAAGGCAAAGCCGCCGTAATTCCCGGTGAGATTGGCGTAGTCTGCCGAGGCGATCGTGAACGTCGCATCGTCTGCGACATTGGTGCCCGGCACAGCGGAAAACAGCCAGAGATACCCGGTGAGCTTCAATGTCGGATTGGCGCTCGACCAGATGTGGATGCTTGGGATCAGGACCTGCCCGCCGTTGACGCGGCACGCCGCAGTGAACGAAAAGAACGTCGGCGTTCCGTTGTTCCAACCCGTGTTGGCGGTGTAGGTCGTCGTGTTGGCAGAGCGTGTGATCGATGACGAGATCGATGCGGCGAACGGCACATCCGGAGAATTAGGGCTCTTGGTCGTGACGAGTGAGGTGTCTGTTGCTACCGCAGCCGTACTGGCAGGCTTGACCGCTACAGGGCCGTTGGTGCCGTCGGTGATCTTAGATGGCCACGCATTGGCGAGTGTGTTGGCAGTCCCTTGGTTGGCGGTATCGATCCAAGGCGACGTTCCCTGATTGACCGTGCCGATGACCTTCGTTGTCTCGGCGTTTAGCGTCGTGGTTGTCAAAAACGGCGTCATTGACGCAACGCCTTGGACGGTCAGGATGCCACCAGCCGCCGATCCCGCCGTGCCTGGACCGCCTATAATAAACGGCGCAGCGGTCAATCCTAGTTCGGCACCTGACGAATTTCGAACGTTCGTGAAGTAGGCGCGTTGCGCCGTCATCTGAACGAGACCCTGCTGAAGGTTCGTCAGAGGATTGAGAGTGGCCGTGGTCTGGAAGAATCCGCCGCTCGGAGCAAACAGAGACGTCCCGGCGACCATCGCCGCCTCGTCAGCTGCTGAAGCACCTGAGCCCGTGCAGTTCGCACAGTTGATATAAGCAAGACCACCGGCCACCTTGAGATTGTTCACCGCGCCGGTCGCGGTGCCGTCCACCGTGCCGCCGACCAGAACGGGGGGATTCGCCGCAGCCAGTCCGGCCGCTGTTGGACCATAGACTGCGCCGGCTCCCCCGCCGCCTCCAGAAGCCACCAACTGCTGCGGCGGTGTCCCGATTCCGGTTTCAACCGTCAGGGTCGTGGTCGAGGAGGACGTGATCGCCGCGATGTAAGTATTCGGAGCCGACGCGAAGGGCGGGAAAAGGTCATATGGCGCGCAGGTTGATGCCTTCAGCCATGTCCCGTTGCCGGTGGTGCCGGCGACGACGGCGGCAATGCTCGATCCGCCGAAGGCCAGATAGGCGTCATTCGTCGACCCGGTATTGCAAACCCAAGCGACGAGGCCTGCGGCCGGCAATGCCGTTGCCGCGGACGTCCCGCTAACCGAGATACCGCCGCTGATCTTGCCCTGCGGATACCAGGGCTGCTCGACCTTGCCGTAGGTGGATGATTTCTGCGCCTGGACCGGGGCTGCCAGCATGGCGAACGAGACCAATGCGGCCGCCGCGATTCCGATGATCCTGTTCAACATGAATATGCCCCGTTTTGTTGGACCAGCGCCGCACAACACCAGTCCGGGAATTGTTCCAAGACTTCCGTGATCAACCATACACCCTGATGTCTACCGGACGAAATCGTGATGAGATCGCCTCCCTTCTTCTCAGGACGCACAATCGCATCGACCTCGCCGTAGAGATAGGCCTTCCATTTGACCCCTCCGAGATTCACGCCATCAAGCTGCTGGAGGTCGCGCCAAGTAATCGGCTGGATTTGCGCCATCAGTGTCAGGGACGTCGTCATAGCCTCAGAGGCGACCGTCTGGGCCTGGTTGACGGAATAGGTGCCAATGCCGCCCGGCGTCCCGAAAAGCTGTCCGGTGACCGTCGTACCCGGCAAGAGATCGCTTGTGAGGTCAGCTAGGGCAATCCCCGGCACGACGGTGCCGGACCCGACCGCGGTGACCGTGAGAATGGTTCCGTCGATTGATGCGGTGAGCGCGCCCGGCGTGGCGTATTGCGGTGCGGGGGTGAAGTCCGCACTGACGGCGGACCCGATGCTGATCTGGACGGAAACCGGGATCGATGGATTGACGGCACCGATCACGCCCGAGGCGATTTGATGCAAATTGATCGGAGCCTCCTACCAGGATCAGGATAACCGATAGAGCGTCCAAGCGCCGGTTCCGGTCTTACGCGCCCGGAAGCGAACCGAGGAATCGGCCCCGGCAGTGTTGGTCGACAGCACGGTCATTCCTCCCACCAAGGTCCATCCGGTATTGGTGGTCACAACGGCGGTCTCTACGGCCACCGCGGAGATGTTGACGACGGAGAAGTCGAACGAACTGCCAGCGACGGAGTTCGGAAAGGCCGTGTCCATGGCGGTCGCCAAAGGCAGCGTCAGCACCGAACTGCCGGCGGCACCCTGAAGGACCGTGATAATCCCGGTTTGCAGATTGGCTGCGGTCAGGGTCGCCGATGTGGTTTGCGCGTTCGGCGCTCCCTGCACCGTCGGGGTAGGGTTGGTGTTTGTGACGGATGCCGCCACAAGGGCCTTGAATGTGCCGTTCTGTGGCGTCGTTGCTCCGATTGTCATGTTATCGATGGCGCCCGGGGCGGAGATCGTCGGCGGCGAGAACGGGAAAATCTGATCCCCGATTGAGGTGAAGAAGGTCGTGTTGGCGGCGTATGCCGCAATGCTACCGGCCAGCAATGCCGCAAGGACGGGGAAAATCAGCTTGGTCTTCATCTTCGTCATCCTTCGGTTCGGGCCGGAATAATGTTCAGATCGCTGCGGGTTGCTCGGCGGCCACTACGGCAGCCTTCGGCGCATCGGGCTTGACGATCGGACGCCTGGTCGGGTCATCCGGATCGGCGGGCGGCAGCGGCGCATGGATTTCCGCGTCCAGCGCGGCCTTCTCCTCGTCGCTCATGTCGGACTGATGCGCGACAGCGGCAGCCAATTTCACGTTTGCCTCATGGGCCTCGACGGCTTCCTGGTAGGCCGCCTTCTGCTCGTCGGTAGCGTCCTCGGCGAGGGAAAGCGGGGCGTTGATCTCGGCGTTAAGGTCTGCGGATATCTCCCGATCCTGTCCATCGCGGGCCTTGTGAGCCTCATAATCCAGTACCATCGGCATGACGCGAGCCTTGAAGGCACGATAATCCGCCTGGAAGTTGTCGAGGTCCATCGTGATCTCCTAAAACCGAATCGGCGCCGTTTCTGGCGGGTCGTTCCATCCTTTACGACGAATCACGGCTTGCCACAACGGGGCGGCCTCATTCGTGGCCTTTGACCTCATAATCTACGGACTGGAGGAGGTGGCCGGTCCGAACGAGAGGTTTTGCACCGAATGTGCTCGCGTCCTTCGCATTGTAGACCATGCCACCGACCCCGCGCTTGCGAAGCGTGCTGGCGGCCAGCGGCGGATCATTGGTATCGACGATGGATTGCCGGAGTTGGCCCGCCACCGCCTCGCCGGTGAGCTGCAGCGTCCGCAGCGCGTCGTAATTGTTCGCCTTCAGCAAATTGCCGATCGCAGCCGGCCACTCGCCCTGTTTTTTCGAGATCATGTTCCGGAAGAACGGCCGCGGTGGAATGCCGACTGATGGGGCACCAAATTCTTGAATGGCCGCAATCATCGCAACAGGCTTCCCGTCCGGGTATGTTGATTCCTGCAAAAACCCTATCCGGACTTCCTTGGCATTCGACAGCCGCGCCGACATGCTGACCAGCGAACTCTCGAATGCTTGGCCGCCGCGCAGCTCCGCCATTATGGCGCTGCCGATATGCTATCCTGCAGGAGCAGAATCCTTTCGGGCCGCATACCTAGTGGCATAACAAATATTGCGCTGGAAACCGGCTTTATCTTCTCAGAACCAGGACCAACTACCGGCATTTTTTTAATTTCCTCGATGTCCCAACCGATCAGATTCGCGATCTTTGTCGCAGTTTGCAGACACCGCCAGAATATAATCTGAATTTTTTCGCGATTCGGACTGTCCCGGCTTATCTCGTTGTCGCAACCCAGAATATAATAAGGTCCTGGCGGGTCCATGATACAGACGTATCGGCCATCAAGACCGGATATTTTATCGTCCTCTCCGAACGCTTGAATCGGCGCATGCCTAATGCCGAGTTTTTGAAGGAGGCTTTCGGCCTCCTGCATCGGGTGGTTCCTCTTCAGCGGCTGCGACATAGTTGGATTCCCCTTTTCACCAGCCCCCGAAGCCGATCCCGCGCCCAAAATAGGCCGGGCCCGGCACAACGATCGGCCGAGCCGAATAGCGGGCCGTGCGCAAACATGCCGTTGCCGCAACATATTCCGCGCCATAACGCGTTTGAAGAAACCATGCTTGGGTCGGAAAAGCCACGTTCGCCTCGCCCATGTCGGCGTGCACCGATACCGACCCCTCGCTCGCCTGGTCAATCCGGCCCACGATCGGGGAGGCCGGCGCACCGGTCGACGCCGGGTTGCCATTGGCGTCCCGCGGCGCGTTCAGCCATGCGATATGTGAGGTCAGCAGGTAGAGCAGCGTCCCCAGCATCGCGCCGGTCCCGTCGAGCCCGTAGGCCGGGTTGAAGGCGTCGTTCGCGCAAAGGATCGATGCCCGGTTGAACCAGCTCTGCGCCGCGTTCGGGTTCGTCGCCGCGAACTCGGGAAATTGTGCAATCCAGTCCGCGAATGTGAAGGTGATGACCGGGGTTGTCATTTCATGTCCGAGTTCTCGCCGGCGACCGCATTGCCGAGCATGTTGGTCTTGAACTTCCGAACCGATTCCGTCTCGCCCCGGATCGCGGTCTCGACCACCTTGAGATCCTTGACCTCGGTCATCAACTCGCTGGCCGCCGCGGCAATCCCGATCTTCGCCTCGGCCAAGGTCTTCCGGATGTCCTCGAACAGGCCACCGATCTCGCCTACCAGCTTCGTCGCGCCGATCTCGGCCATCGTCTTCTCCACTGATTCCGCCAGATGGCGGTCGAGTTCATCGCTTTTGGCGATGGTCTCCTCAAAGGTCACGCCGTCGGCGCGTTTGGGCCATCGTCCTTCACCAGGTAGACGAAGTTCTCCTTGACGAAGGGATTGTGCTCATTCTGCTTCAGCCAGGTATCGAAGCCCCAGTCGTCCGGGATCTCGGTGATGCCGGGCTCGAGCCCCTTCCCGTCCGAGTTGCCAACCCCGGCACCGACCGAGGACGGCCCGTTGAGACGGATCGCCAGCCCGTCACGGACCACCGTCTTCACGTTATCGCCGGTGCCGTCGTCGTAGCCCGGCTTCCATTTGCAGATTGTGAGGCCGTTCAGAGCCGTGCAGGCGACCTTGACCATCGTCGTAACTCCTCTAGGACGCGTCGGCCGACCGCTTGCCGGGCTCGATGTCGCTGATCTCGTCACGGCGACCCGATTTTGGCATCCGGACGTCCTTCTTCGGATTGATCGGATCCAGCCCGCTGAGATTGTCGCGGGTCTCCTTGGCGAGGCCTCGGACATGATCCTCTTTCTCGTGCGCAAACACCATGCCATTCATCACGAGCGGGTTCAGATGGTTCTGCTTGACCCATTCCTCCCAGAACTCGGCGTCGATACCGAAATTCAGCGCCGCACCATCAGCGATGATCGGGGCGGGCGGAAAGCCAGCCGGCGGCGTGCCGCGGGGATAGGCCGTGCCGCGGATGCGGACCACATTGCCGATCCGGGTCGCTTCCTTGACCGTCCGGCCGCCCTGCATGTTCTGCTCGAACTTGTCCTCGATCTTGCAAAGCTGCATCGCGAACCATGCAACGCCGAGCTTGCAGGCCACCGTCACGGTGCGGCCACTCTGCGGCCCGCGGACCACATTGCCATGCGCATCCGGCGACGAGCCGGGATCCTTGAATTGCTGTTCGTTGATCTTGTCGAGTTCCGTAACCGCCGTCCCGGCAGGAACCCCATCAGCGCGCGCGGCGGATTTCTGTGCGGCGCGCTGGTCTCGCTTCTCTTTGGCTGTCAACATTATGTGGTCCCTCCGAATGCATCATCGGCCCCGATCAGGGGCCGATGTGCAATATACAATTTTCCCCTCGGAAGGCAATCGCGGCGAATTAAATTCCCAGAAGCCCGCTGATGCCAACAGGCATGCGAGTCACCACGCCCCAGTTTCCGGAGGTCATCTTCTGCTTCCAGCTCGACGGTTCCGGGATCAGCTTGTGGGCGCGGAGCTTCTCGTTGAAGGCCGGATAGGCAACCTTCTGATTGTCGATCTTGTCGACGATGATCTGCAGCGCATTGCCGACCGCCGAGTAGCCCTGGCTGTTGGTCGAGGTCTTCTGGCCGTACTGCGGCGCCGACATGATCTTCATGTTCGGAAAACCGCTCTTGAGCAGGTCCGAAACCGAGACGCCGAACGAGTTGGTGAACTTCAGCGCGAGCTGGGACTGCGGTGACAGCGCCAGGGTCATTTCGGCATCCATTTCAACGGCGCCGTTGGTCTGGTTGATGATCTGCTCAACCACCGCCAAGACGTCGTTGTAGACCTCGTTCGCGGTCGCGGCGGGCGAACCGCCGTTGAACCAGGTGGTGCCGCCCCATGCCTTGATCGCCGGCGACAGATAGGCCGACAGGTAGGGGTTGTTGATGATGCCATAGTTCTGCAGGCCGACGACGCCGAAGGCATAGCAGAGGTTGCCGAACCGGTTCAGCAGGCCAGAGGCAGCGCCGGTCAATTCGCCGACGTAGTTGATCCGCATCAGGCCGGCGCGCTCGGTCTCCCGCTCGCCGTATGCGATGAAGGTCTGGTAGAGGTAGCTCTGGAACTGGGGATAGTTGAAGTTGATCCCGGTTCGGCCGTTGGCGGAGAAGTCGCCGTAGCTGGAGACTTCGCCGGTCTCTTCAATGACCGGGAAGATGCGGGTTTCCTCGAGCCAGTCGCCCGCCTTCTTCTCGCCGCCCAGAATCTTCGCGATCTGGAGCGGAGTGAACACGATACGGATGGTATCCGGGTCGATCGAGGTAGTCAGCATCGCCGGAAGCGCCGAGTTCGGGTCCGTGGACAAGCTGCCCGCGGCATCCATCGCCATCCGAACCAGCGACTTGTTCGTGTTCTTGAACTCATCCGGCACAAGCATCTTGACGCCAGGCAGGATGAGGCCGTTCGCCTCATAGACGTCCCGGAGCTCACTCCACGCTGCGATGGCTGCGTTACGATCCATTGAAGTCACTCCTGCCTTTTCAAAGTTACCTGGTTCGAAGAGGGCGGCTTAGTTGCCGCCCGCGTCGGATGTCGAGCTGATCATGACGACCTCGCCGGCCAGGCCGGAGGTCCGCGCGTAGAACTTGGTCTCGACCGCGAGGCTCGCCGTGATGGTGGTCGAGGTCACGAGGGCGTTGTTGTTGACTACCATCGTGCCGCTGGAGCCGCCGGAGCCGGTCAGGTTCTGGGTGATGACGGTTCCGGCGACGACGTTGGTGCCGGTAAGCTGGTCGCCGACCGCAAACGTGCCGGTCGCGGTGCCGATCGTCAGCGTGCCATAGGTACCGGTGATGGTCTGGCCGGCCGCAACCGTGATCTCGCCGGTGTTCAGGGAGTAGGTGCCAACGCTGCCGGCAGTGCCCGTAAGCTGGGCGATGATCTGCGGTCCTGGACCTGTCGGGATGGTCGCATTGGCGATCGTCGCGCCGGCAACCACGGTACCGGATCCAACCGCCGTGACGGTCAGGATGTTGCCGGCAACCGAACCGGTAACCGAGAATGTCGATTGTGCGACCGAAGAACCCGTCGCCGAGGCGCCGCCGAACACGGTACCGGCGGCAGCGAAGGTCACCTTGCCGGTGGCAACATAGGCGAATGCCTTCTGGCCGTATTCCGCCTCGGTGGTGCCGTCGTTCTGCACCCAGAAGTCGCCCGCGATCAGGAGATCGGTCGCGTAACCGATCTGGACCTGCATCCCGGCGTTTGACAGGTAGGTGGTGTTCAGGCCCTGCTGCGAGAGCATCAGGAAGCCGTTGGGCGCGCCGTTGCCGAAGCTGTTGGCGATGGTCGGACCGCCATTCGGATCGAGCGGCGGTGTCACCCACGCGAAGCGGCCGACGAACAGCGAGGAACCGGCGACGAGGCCGCCGGAGCCCGCTTTGTAGCTGAAGATCGGGTTCTGCGTCGCGCGGTTTCCCGCGACTGCAACTGCAGGTTGGTCATAAATTTGCTGTTGAAAGCCGCCACTTCCCGACATGTCTACATCTCCTCAGTGCTTCGGCGGGGCGAACCCCGAAAATTGGTTTCTACGCGGCGGCCCTTAGAGGACCGTCGAAATGCCTTCGAGGCCCGGTGCCATTTTGATCGCTTTGCCGACAGCCGAGGAATCCATCGCCATGTGCTGCTCGGAACCGTTGCTCTCCGGCGCGCGGGCGCCGTTCTTCGGCAAGTTCTTCAGGATCGGCAGCAGCGCATCGGCGTGCAGCGTCTTGGCGCCATCGACGCCCTTCATCACCAGCGCATGGCGGTAGACGTCGGCGGCGGCATCGAAGGCCATCGTGGCCGGCAGCTCACCCACCCAAGGCTGAACCTCGGCGATCGCCACGCGAACGCCGCGCTCGTTGTCGCGTACCGACTTGATCTGCTTCTCGAACTCGGTGGCCTGGACCTTCAGGGCGGCGTCCATCGCCGGCTTGCTGACCCTATCCTTCATTTCGGCGTCCTTCGCTGCGAGCGCGGCATCCTTGGCCGCTTTTTCCTCGGATTCCTTCTTCTCGCGGGCGACCTTCTCTTCATCGGTCTCCTCGGCATCGCCGGCCATGCCGTTCTTCGGCATCATATCCATGCACTTCGCGATCTTGTCTTCATCCATGCCGCAATCGCGCAGGAAGCCCTTGAGCGGCTCCGCGTCGTAGGTCGCGCCCGGTTCGCTGATGGCCTTCGGAGCCTCAACCTGCGACATGCCCTCGATGGCCTTGTTGGCTTCCTCGGAGGCGGGCTCGTCCGCGCTGGTCGCGACTTCTTTGAAGGCGTCGACCGCGGCGGCCAGATCGGACATGCTGGCGTCAAGCGCGATGCCGGTGCGCAGCTTGCCGTCAACGGCGGCGCGCACACTCGACAACAGCTTGTCGCGGGTGTCCTTGAAGTTTTTCGTGGTGAGGGAAGCGAAGGCATCCTTCGGCAGTATGATCTTCTGGTCCATCGCCAGCAGCGGGGCGAGTACGCCCGCGGTGATCGAGAGCGTCATCGCTCCGAACCGAGTTGCCTTCATGTTCGTCCTCCGAATTTAGATCGCTGCATCAGGTCCGGCCCGTCCATCCTCGACGAGGGCGACGTGGTTGAAAACAATTTCCCGCATCACTCCGTCAAAGGCCGTACCACGGAAATTTCCCGGTGTCATGTCAGGCACATAAAAATAACCAGCGCTGAGTTCGCGCTGGACGCCGGACTCGATCGCATCAATAGCCTCTTGCACATTCACAAAGATGCTGTTGTCGAGATATTCACCATCGAATGTCGCGTCCGTGCCGAGCGATCCGACTGTCTTGTCCTGATGCGGCTCCTTCGCGTGGACCGGTGTATGTTTTATAAGGAGTTGCACGCCGTTCAACGTCGGCGCGGCTTTGCGAAGTTCTTCCGGGTCGCGTAGCAAATTATAGACGCGATCTGGATCAAGGCCGAGCTTCTCAAAGTCCGGAATTTCTGAACCCCGATAGGGGCAGACATTCGCCTTAGTGATGTGCGCCCGCTTGATAACCATCCGGCCATCCCGGGTTTTCTCCCGCTCGATGTCCCGGTCCATCGCGATCACGAACGCCGAATCACCGACAATGCCCTTCGATCCACCCGAATCATCTGCCCTAAGATTCTTGATCTGATCCTTATTTTTTACCATGACCTCCTGATGGGCATATCCGACCGGAGAGTAATCAAGAATAACACCATCATGCCCAGCTTTTTCTAGAGCTTCATCGACCTGCTCAAATGTTGCAGTCTTTTCTAGACCGAGGGCCTTCCGAATTACGTCGCGCTTATCTGTTTTCCAATTTGGAATCTCAATTTGCAGCGGATTCTTAACGTGTACCTCTGCTGCCAATTTATGCTTATTGGTTCGCGCAACATTCGGGTCCGTGGAAAAGTAGAAACCGCGACCCAAATATCCGGGGTCTCGAGTTCCTGCTTTGTTGGGATCAAACTCCGAGAATTTCTCATCACTCCCATGATAGACAGTACCTCCGCTGCCAAATTTCCCATCTGATGACCTGGAATGCGCGGATTCATTAAATTCATCCTGCGCGTGCTCTGGCTCCTTGGCCTCCTCGGCGAAGAACTTGATCAGGCCGCGGATCAGGCCGCTCCAGTCCGTCGGCTTCATGTCGGCGGCGGCCGGCTTCTTGGCGAACCGGATTGCGCCGGCGGCCACCGCAGAGTTCGGCGCAAGCGAGGCTTGATCGTGGGCCATGCCCAATGTGGAAATTCCGTGAGCAGCGGCAGCCATCGCGCGATTCTTCGTCATCAGGATGGCCTCACGGGTTCGTTGTGCGGCGCGGCCATCAATGCGTGCTTGGCGAACCCACCGAGTATCTGCGCGCGATCGATCTGCTCCGGGAGTGCTTTGCCTTGCGCCAGTGCATCAGCGTCCTCAACCGACAGCCCGATCGCATAGGGCGACGCCCAAAAGTCCCACGGCCCCATGTTGGCGATCGGCGTCGGCAGGCGTGAGTTGGATTCGGTGCCCATGCAAAGCATTTATCACGCGGAACCCGAATCGCAAAACCGCCCCGGAGTTCCTGTTATTGGCAGGGTCCGAGGCGGTTAAGGCGATCCCAAGTGCAGTAGCGGTAAGCCCTCCGCTGGTTTCAGTCTAGTCCGATTCTCAACATCCCCGACAAATTTCTGGCGGCGCCGGCGGATAAGGCGGCAGCGGAGCGACCGATGATCGCGGATAGGAGCAGTTCGTCATGTCGCTGTAGGGGCATTGATCTTCAGCGGAGAAAGGGATGACCGGTGCCGAACAGACCTCCGGCTGCACCCAATAGGCAACTGATCAATCCGAATATGATGATGATGCAGCAAATCGCGATAACTGCTCCAACCACGATCTTGATAATCTGAATGACAACCGCTGGAAGAAACTGAAGCAAATATGGCAGAAACAGTTTGGTGATCGCCCACGCCGCGATGATGATCACGATCAAGATGCAAAGCTTTTCAAAGAAATCTAAAGAGAAGCACGACATGACCGAAATCCTCCGGGGTTAGACCGCTGCAACTCGGGATAGGAATTTTGGTTCCATCGCTATTTCTATTTACTGTCGATCTTCCTGCCTAGTTCCTTGATGTCGGTGACGATCTCGGCCCGCATTTCCTTGATATCCTTGCGGACCTCGGAAACATCATGCTTGAGCGCGTAGTTGTCGCGGCCCCAAATCTCGACCTCATGAACCTTCTTTTCGATCGATTCGATAAACCGTCTTAAGGAAAGTCCCACCTCTCCGAAATTGTGATCCTGAACTTCCTGCGCCTCATCAAATCTTGCCATTGCATGCTGGATGGCTGCTGATCTTTGTATATGCTCGTCCTTTATGTGTTCAGCCACGTCTTGTCTGATTTTGGAGACGGCCCAAACACTACCGGCAATCATGGCGCCGACAGTCAGAAGAAACCCGCCAGCCGATATCGATATCATTGCCCATTGGTAGATGGTCATTTCAGCGGAATCCATCATTCACTATTTCCAGAATCAGAATTTTGGACATAGCACAGATTCTGCCGTCTTTTCGATTCCATAAACCGCGCGGACCAACTCAACGGCGTTCCGCACGCCATATTTAGTCAGAACGCCGCGGCGGTGATCCTCGACCGTGCGGGAGGATATCCCCAGGCTCACCCCGATTTCCCTGCTCGTGAGGCCGGACACGACCATGTTGCAAACCTGCCGCTCGCGCGTGGAAAGTTTCTTCATGGCAAATACTATCCCCTGAATGGACGAGCGAATGCGTCTTTAGCCATGGGGTCAAGCTCGTGGGCCTTGCGCTTCGGCTTCTTCAGGTTGGCGATCTCGGCGTCGCGGGCGAACAGCGCGGATTGCAGCGTCGCCACTGATGCCTTCAGCCGGTCGGCATCCGCGCGCAGTGCAACATTCTCGGCTTCCAAGTCTTCGCGGGGTTTCGGGTATCGGTCGGCCATCAGTTCTTGACCAGATTCACAATCCGCGCCGGCCGCGGCGAATCGATCTCGTCCAGCCATTCCTGCAACTGTTCGGCAGTCGCGAAGAAACCCCACGCTTTGAACTCGCCATTAAGCGCAATCATTTCGGAAATGTGAAACAACTCCGGCGGCATCTTCTTGCCCTTTTCGTTCATGTTATCGAACTGGACGAGGAAATATTCTTTCTCGATCGTCTCGATGATCTTTCCGGTGCGGAAGTATTCGTCGTTGTCGACGATCACGAAATTCAGCATTAGGTAAAGCCTTTCACGATTGAGCGGCTGACGCATTTACACCCGGGCAAAGTTCCCGGCCATATCATTTTCTTGACTTCGGGATCAAACCATCCGACTGCCGGATCGTAAGGCTTTCCACTATTCGCAACGTGACTGGGGCGGGGCTCACGGCCCCCATGGGAGTGAAGCCAAGACGCTTGCAATCCGAGGTCTACCTGCCTGACTTTTGTGAACGTACTCGTCGCAAGATTGTTTTGGGACAACGCGATGTTAGCGGCCCGTCGGCGCGTTACGCCGTACCGATGCTCTAGTTCTTTCGCCAACCCGCCAAGGTCACGTCCAGCCGTAACTGATCGCATTACCAAACCGCTGACCTGCGTATGATACTCGCTGCCGATCGACTTAATAAGCTGGACGTTTTCAGCGAGCGTCGCCTGATAGGCATCCCGCATTTTCGGCGTGAGTTGGAACTCGACCGACATCCCGCCGTCGCGCAGTATCTTCTTCAGCGCCGCCTGGGACCTGTTCGATGCTGACCTGGTGAACCATTCCGCGAGCCGCGGTGCAGCGTCGTCGATCCGCTTGGCCCACCGTTTGCCGAGCAGGGACAATTCTCGCAGCAGCTCCTTGGCCGGCGTTGCGTCCATCGCCAGAGCTGGCGGCGTCTCCCGGTACTGCGCCTTGAGGAAATAGGCATAGGACCGGTGCATGTCGTCGACCAGGCGCTGCAGCCGCGCGCGGTACTCGGCCTCGATGCCGGCGTTCGGCCGAACGGCCCTGAGAACCGTGTGGTCTTTCCGTTTCTTAACCATTTTCTGTCGCCACTCGAACGATGATCGGATCGCCCGGCTTCTTGGGAGCGCGCAGTCCCAAGACCTTCATTTTTGAATTGCGCGGTAGCACCACTTCCTTTTCATGCTGATTGCGGCTGATCTGGCCCATGTCGAGGCCATGCTGCCCTTCTCCAACCTCGATCTCCATCACGACTCCGCCGATGCTGTTCAAGCCAGCGATATTGCGGTCTGTCGATGTAGATAGAAACCCCGGGTCCTCGAGAGCCTGACCAGCGTTGATGACGTCTCCCTTAATCAATTGCTTGAGCGCGTCCTTGCTGATGCCGCGATAAAGCTTCGTACCCGGAGCAACTGTCGTCTTGGCTATCGCCGAGTCCAGCTTGGCGACCGCAGGAGAACTGGCGTCCCCTTCGCGAAGTTTCGTATTCAATTTCAGGAACTCGTCTCCGCTGTAGCTATCTAGATAGGCTTTCTCGGTTGGGGTGAGCCGCGCCGGCTTCGAACCTCCGCCACCTCCTCCGCTACCGAATTTTCCATCTGGTGCTCGCGGATGCTCGCTTTCGTTGAACGCCGCATCAGAGGCGAAAGGGAGGTCGGCATCGTTAGCCTCGCCTCCCTTGTCGTCGTCGGGCTTATCCCCGCCGCCATCGACCTGCGGTTGGGGCTTGCCGCCCTCGGGCTCGAGCCCTTCTTCTTCCTCACTCAGAAGGTCGGGGACGTCGTCCGGGCTCAGTTCCGTATAGGGCAGGTCCTTGTCGTTGATGATGCGGTGGAAGACCAGCTCTGGCGACAGAGCGCCCATCGCCACATACTTATCGTCGCGATCGGCCTCGTCCTTTTGCTTCTGGCCGCGCTCGGCATCCGTCATTTCGCGCAACGGCTCCCAACGATGGGTGATTTGCGGATCGATCTCGCCGAACAGCGATAGCTGCTGGAAGTTGATGATCCGGCGCAAGTTGGGGTCGGCGAAGCGCATCTGCAGCGCCGTGATTGAATCGTCATAGGTTTCGATCTCACCCTCGCTGGATGAATTTAATCCTGCAGGTTGTATTCCTGTGAACTTCACGGCTGGGATGCGAACCACAGAAAAAATGTGCTCCTGACTCTGCGCCTGCAACTCATGCAGCCCGCTCAATGAAGCGCTCACATTTTTGAAATCCTCGGTGTTTTTGTTAACGACATAGGTGCGCTGATTGTCGCGCAACATGTTGAATGCGGCCACGCGCGCGAGCAAGGCGCCGACGTTCCCGGGCTGCATCAGGGTCGAAAGATCGGTCATCAAAACCATGACGGAAAAGCTGTGGATAAGTTGCGCGACGCTCTTCCGGGTCTGCAACCAGATGTCGACGTAGGGCTTCGCCATCTGCGTCAGCGACAGCCCGCCGAACGAATAGGCGGGCTTCAGCATATCGGGGACCGGGTGCCCGATGAAGGTCTGCAGCCGGGTGCCGTGGATTTCCTGGCCCATCACGTACCAGGTCTGCGGGCTGTACCAGTCCTTCCGTAGCGGGTTGATCGCGTTGTACATCAGCGGGTAGGTCCAGACCGGCTCGACCGATCGCAGGCCCTGAAACCACCCCTTCTGGCATTTGGTCTTGCTGGTCTCATCGCGGGAATCGCCGATCGGCGACTTCAGTTCCTCCTGATTGATATCGTCGCCCTTAGCCGGATCGCGGATATCGAGGAACAGGTGCATGCGGCCGAAGAACCCGTCGCCGCGGAACATCTCGTATAATCTGGGCATGACCTCGAGACGGATTTGATCATCCTTGAGCGCCTTGATCTTGTCGAGTTTGCCAGCCTTTTTGATCCGCTTCTGTCGTTCGTCGGGGTCTGCCATCTTCTCGTCGAATCCGAATGGATCCTTCTTGCGATCCTCTTGCTGCTGCTGATCGTCGCCCACGACATCGAAGTCGATCCCCTTTCGGGTGGCGTCGTCCGCGATGGTCTCCGACATGACGCGGTATTCGGGGCGCTGGGCAAGCTCCGACAGGTAGGTGTAGCCAAGGAACAGCAGACCCTCGCCCGGCATCCCCCAGAACGAGCCACCGGCCAGCCATTGGTCGCCAGCGGCCGATAGATTGCCGACCAGCGCATTGTCCATCGCCATCGTCGGCAGTTTGGCGGATTTCAGCCTCTCGACCAGCGGCCTCGGAAACTCCGGCAACCGGAACGGGTTGTTCTCCGCTGTCCGCTCCTGCCGAACCGAATATTTCTGGCTCATCGCCTCGATCTCGGGGAGCATCATCGCCCAGGCGCGGGGGTCAATCGCGGGGGAGGATTTGGGCTCGGCCGCTACCGTGATCTGGGTCGACGGCTTCAGCTTCGTCTCGGCGCGCGCGATCGGTTTGTTCGGGTTAGTCTTTTTGGCAACTTGCTTTTTCCACTTATCGCCTTTGCGATCACCGCCCCATGCCATCGCGCAATCCGATCAAGATGATTTCAAGTTCCGATCATCTTGATCTACAGACATAGCCGTCCTTCCGCAAGACCCGGCAGATATGCCATGCGGTTGAGGTACCAAGCAGCGAGTATAGCTAGGGTGCCTTTTATCGGTGGCCGGCCGCCCGGTTCTGTGAAGACCCACAGACAGGATTAAATCTGCCGTACATTGCCCTAGTTGCCGATCGATCCCCTTGGCGGCAATCGATCACGGTCGGAAGGTTAAGTGCCCGCTCGCTTCATCCCCCGCGATGTTCTACGGCGGGGCGCGCTTTGCGAAGGCTTTGATCCGGGCTCGGTAGGCAATAATATTGCCGGGCTGACAGGGGCTTTGAAATGTTTGAAAACCATCTTGATCTTGATTATCAAGATCGGATGATCTATCGGCAGACCGGGCATTTAACGGAGACGTAGCGGTCGCCGGACCCCCATTTGGTGCTTCGCATGATCAGGCCACCTCGACGAGGATGCTGGTGAATTTTCGGGTGATGTGCGGCTCGGTCCGGATCGCGTCAACCGATAGCAGTGTGACCTTTTGCTTGAGGAACACGCTCACAGCATTGACATAATGATCAGATCGTCGGCCGAAATCGCCTGCCACGATGATTTGCCGCCGATCGCCGCGCGGCTCCATCAGATAGGCACCGTCCGGGTCCTCGGCGGCGACAAAGCCGCGCTCTGGCTGCGCATAGAACACGATGGTGCGGTCGAGGTCGCGCTCAAACTGCTTGGCCGCCCTCCGCATCCGCTTTTCCTGCGCTGCCGCTAATCTGGTCTCCTTGCCGGAGGACCGCTGGATCGCAGCAACAACGCGGCGGTTGTGCCGGTTGCCGGGTGTGTCGATGTTCGTGAATGCCATTATATCGCCAGTTCCGCTATGGCCGCCTGTGCCCGGTTGCGCTTGCGCCGGCTGCGCCAGCCCTTCTTCGATGCCGCGATCGATACAGCGACAGACCGGCGGGGCCGTTTCTTGATCACATATTTCCGTTTCACGAGAAACTTCCCACCTTGCATTGATTGTCGTTGACAGATTGCCCCTCAACGCTCCCGTAACATCTTCCCCGACCTAAAGGCCGGGGCTTTCCCTAGGCAGCTAATGCCTGAGAACTTTCGGACGTTATGAATAGCTGAATGCCCGCGCGGAATCGAGCCACGTAACCTTGACGTATTCGATCATTTTATCTTCATAAAATGCTATTACGGTGTTGCCTTGTGCGAGATATTCCGCTTCCGCTTGTGCAGATGCCCATTCATTAAAGAATGATTCTGTTGGGCCAATGATTTGCTTGACTGGCATCAATATCCCGGCCCGCACGATTGCAGGCGCGGCAACGAGCGAGATCAGGCCGGTGATCAGGGAACGTCGGTCATATCCATCGCCGCTTTCATTTCACGTCCTCGGGCTTTAGCTTCATCTTGATGCAGAGCCGCAACAACTTGGCTACCGGCTCGGGTACCTGATATTCGCCTAACGCATAGCCCTGAGATGTTCTGCGGCCTATCCCTAGCCAATCACCCGCAAGGTGCTGGGACAATCCAAGCATCTTTATGGCGGCTTTGTACTGAATTGCCGTCACGCCCGTTTCTCGTATGTTCGAGCATAAAACAGGTCCATTTCGATGGCTAAAAGCCAACGGCCAGCATCTATCCGATAACGCAAACTCCCGCTCGGAATCTGGCGAACGCTGACCTGATGGCC